AACACTTTACTAACCTATCCAAGACAGAGAGAGAGCTTGGAGGTATACCTAACTCATCTGAGGACATTAAGCAAGCACACGCATCGGCTATTGAGACGTATATAGAGAAGCATGTAGGTCTTGACCTAGAGGGAACGTATAGAGATCCTGAGGAGATGGGATCGATGTATTTCTCAAGAACTTTAGAGGATTGGGCTAAGTTCGATATTAATAATAGAACTAAATTTGATGCTGCAATTAGCTCAGGCTTAGCTATTATGGCTAATCAGAAGCACATGTACATTGCTTCTAAAAAAGAATCGAAAATAAGCATTACCTTTGCAAGATATAATAATAAAGGATCATTTAGCGAGATAATAAATTAGATGGTAAAAGTAGATATAGATATTAAAAACATACCGTTTCCTACTCAGTATGTTCCTGACTCTGAGAAAGAAACAAAAGAGTTTGGTCTAAAGATTGGGCAAAGCATTCAATATGAGTGGTTTAGAAAGGATGGGCAACGTTCAAGATTTTATGATCAATGGACAGATTATCATAGATTAAGATTATACGCTAGAGGTGAACAGTCTGTACAAAAGTATAAGAATGAACTTGCTGTTGATGGTGATTTATCTTACTTGAATTTAGACTGGACTCCAGTACCTATCATACCTAAGTTTGTAGATATTGTAGTTAACGGAATGTCTGATAGATTATTTCATGTTAAGGCATACGCACAAGACGCTATGTCTGCTGCTAAGAGAAATAAATATCAGGACATGATAGAGACTGATATGGTTGCTAAACCATTACTAAGTCAGATTAAAGATCAATTTGGAATTAATGCTTTTAATACTAACCCAGATGATTTACCAGAAACAGATGAAGAGCTTAACCTATATATGCAGCTTAACTATAAGCCAGCTGTAGAGATAGCTGAAGAAGAAGCTATTAACACTGTTCTGGATTCTAATAAATATATGGATATTAGAAAAAGAGTTGATTACGATATTACTACTATTGGAGTAGGAATTGTAAGGCATCAATTTCTACCAGGGCATGGAATTAAAATTGATTATGTTGATCCAGCTAGTATAGTTTATTCTTATACTGAGGATCCATACTTTAAAGATTGTTTTTATTGGGGAGAGATTAAAACTGTCCCTATTACTGAGCTTTTAAAAATAGATCCTTCTTTAACAATAGATCAACTTGAAGAAATTTCTCTACACAGTCAGTCATGGTATAATTATTATAATGCCTCACAATACTATAATAATAGTTTATTCAATAGAGACTCTGCTACATTATTATACTATAATTACAAGACTACTAAGAAGATTGTTTATAAGAAAAAAATAAATGATAACGGAGTAGTTAAGATGATACCTAAGGAAGATACTTTCAATCCACCTCAAGAGATGATGGAGGAAGGAAGATTCGAGATGGTAGAGAAACGTATTGATGTTTGGTACGAAGGTGTTATGGTTATGGGTACGAATTATGTACTTAAATGGGAAATGTCTAAGAACATGGTACGACCTAAGTCTGCATCTCAGTACGCTATGCCAAACTATATAGCAGTTGCACCTAGAATGTATAAAGGAAAGGTGGAGTCGTTAGTTCGTAGAATGACAACATTTGCCGATCTTATTCAGATTACACATCTTAAACTTCAACAGGTACTTGCTAAGATGGTGCCAGATGGGGTGTTTATTGATGCTGATGGACTTAACGAGGTTGATTTGGGTAATGGTCAAGCATATAATCCAGAGGACGCACTTAGATTGTACTTCCAGACTGGATCTGTTATAGGTAGGTCCTATACTCAAGACGGAGAATTTAATAATGCAAGGGTTCCAATCACAGAGCTTAACTCAAACAACGGACAAGGTAAAATAAGTGCTTTAGTTGGCACGTATAACCATTATATGAGCATGATTAGAGACGTAACAGGTCTTAATGAGGCTCGTGATGGTAGCATGCCAGATCCAAATAGTTTGGTTGGAGTACAGAAGCTTGCAGCAGCTAACTCAAACACAGCTACAAGACATATACTAGATGCTAGTTTATATTTGACTAGAACATTATCTGAAGCTATATCATTAAGGGTAGCTGACGTATTAGAATATTCAGACTTTAAAGAGCAGTTCGCTAACCAGATAGGTAAATACAACGTATCTATATTAGATGATATTAAGGATTTATATATCTATGACTTTGGTATATTTATAGAGATGTCTCCAGACGAGGCTGAGAAAGCACAGCTTGAAGCTAATATTCAAATGGCACTTCAGAGAGATTCTATTGGATTAGAAGATGCTATTGACATTAGAGAGATTAAGAATCTTAAGTTAGCTAATCAATTACTTAAACTTAAGAAGAAAAAGAAACAAGACGAGACTCAAGCATACGAGCAACAGAAACAACAAGCTCAAGGTCAGATGCAAATGCAATCTCAACAGATGGCAGCACAGACAGCTATGCAGAATATACAAGCAGAGGCACAAGCTAAGATGCAAGTTAAACAAGCAGAGACTCAGTTTGACATAGAAAAAATGAAACAAGAGGCTGAGCTTAAGTATCACCTTATGGAGGTTGAGTTCCAAATGAATATGCAGCTTAAAGGTGTGGATACTAAGAACATGGATATGAAGGATAATCTTAAAGAACAAGCAAAAGATAAAAGAGTAACGCTTCAGAATACACAACAGTCTAAATTGATTGAGCAGCGTAAGAATAATTTGCCTCCAGTTGATTTTGAATCTGAAGAAGATTCGCTTGATGGTTTTGATTTGGCTGAGTTCTCACCTCGATAATATATAAAATTAATTAATAACTTTGCAAAAATAATAATTATGGCATTAGGTTGGCATAAAATTAAATAAATTAAATAAATTAAATCAAATGGAAAATTTTACTGTAAGAGATTTGGGAGCTGGAGAAGAAAAGTCAGTTCAACAAATCGAGCAAGAGCTTTTGGATAAGCACGAAGCTCAACAAGAGGCAATTCATCAAGAACCTTTACAACAAGAAGAGGTAATTGTAGAATCTCCTAAATTAAATGATGATGATGTTCTTTCATATATTAAGAATAGATATAACAAAGAGATAAATTCTATTGACGATCTTGTAGCAGAAAGAAATGCTCAAGAAGAGTTACCAGAAGATGTTTCTGCCTTCTTTAAATTTAAGAAGGAAACAGGTAGAGGTATAGATGATTTTGTTAAGCTTAACAAGAATTATGAAGATACCGATCCTGATAAATTATTAGCTGAGTATTACAAACAGACCGAAGAGGATTTAGATGACGATGATATCGCATATACTCTTGAAGAAAAGTTCGGTTATGATGAAGATTTTGATGACGAAAAGGTTATCAAGAAAAAAGAAATCGCTAAGAAAAAAGAACTTGCTAAGGCAAAGAAATATTTCAATGATTTGAAAGAACAATATAAAGCTCCTCTTGAGTCAAGGGGTGGTTTAGTTTCAGACGAAGAAAAAGAAACATACGATGCCTACAAGAAATACGTTCAAGAATCACAAACGTACCAACAAGAAGCTGCTAGTAAATCTGAGTACTTCCAAAAGAAAACAAATGAAATATTCTCTGATGAGTTCAAAGGTTTTGAGTTCGATCTAGGAGATAAAAGATCAAAGTTTTCAGTGGGAGATGTTAACGAGATTAAATCAGCACAGTCTAATGTTAATAACTTCATATCTAAGTTTTTAGATGAGAATGGATTGATTAAGGATGCAGTTGGTTACCATCGTGCTTTGACAGCGGCTATGAATCCAGATAAGTTAGCAAGACACTTCTATGAACAAGGGAAGTCAGACGCATTATTAGATAGTGCTCGAAACATTAAAAACATTGATATGGAAGTGAGAAATTCTCCTTCTCCTATCACTAACTCTGGGTTCCAAGTTAAGTCATTAAACGATGATGCTGGTCGAGGACTAAGAATCAAAAGTAGAAAATAATTTTAAAACAAAAACAAAATGGCTGGATCAGTTTTATCAACCCCTGGGTTCGAATTACAACCAAGTGCTGAGAAGAAAACCTTAGCATCAAATTACATCACTAACTTCAACTTCTTGAATCAGTATCTTCCAGATACTTATGAGAAAGAGTTTGAACGTTACGGAAATCGTTCTATCGCTTCTTTCTTAAGAATCGTTGGAGCTGAAATGCCGTCTAACTCTGACCTTATCAAATGGGCAGAACAAGGACGTTTACACACTAAATATGTTAACTGTTCATCTTCCGCTATTGTTGGAGACGGTACTGCTATTATCACAGTACATGATACATTAAATCCTGCCACTACCTCTACAACTGGTATTGCTTTCAGAGTAGGTCAGACAGTTTTCTTATCATCTAATCAAACTGCTGCTAATTCTAACAAAGGTATTATTACTGAAGTTGATTATGTTGCTGGTACTTTCCATGTATCTTATTACGAGGCTGCTGGTCAAATGTTTGGTAACGCTGGATCAGGAGCTACTATTACTGCATTTGTTTACGGTTCTGAATTTAAAAAAGGAACTGAAGGTATGGTTGAATCATTAGAGGCTTCTGATGAGATCTTCGAAAACTCTCCAATCATCATCAAAGATAAATATGCAGTATCTGGATCAGATATGGCACAAATCGGATGGGTTGAAGTTACTACTGAAAATAGAGCAACTGGTTACTTATGGTATATCAAGTCTGAGCACGAAACTCGTTTGAGATTTGAGGATTACTTAGAGATGGCTATGGTTGAAGGAGTTCCTGCTGAGGCTGGATCTGGAGCTATTGCTAATGCTAAAGGTACTGAAGGTTTATTCTATGTAGTAAACAAAAGAGGTAACGTATGGTCAGGTGGTAACCCAAGCACTTTAGGTGACTTTGATACTATCATCCAACGTTTAGACAAACAAGGAGCTATCGAAGAAAATGCTATCTTCTTGAACCGTCAGTTCTCTAACGACATCAATGACATGTTGGCTCATCAAAACTCTTATGGAGCTGGTGGTACATCTTATGGTTTATTTGATAACGATGAGCAAATGGCTTTGAACTTAGGATTTACAGGTTTCCGTAGAGGTTACGATTTCTACAAAACAGACTGGAAATACTTAAACGATGCTGCTTTAAGAGGTGGTGTTGTTGGAGGTGCTGTAAACGGAGTATTAGTTCCAGCTGGATCTACTACAGTTTACGACCAAGTTTTAGGTAAAAATGCTAAACGACCATTCTTACACGTAAGATACCGTGCTTCTGAAACTGAAGACAGACGTTACAAAACATGGATCACTGGATCTGCTGGTGGTGCTGTAACATCTTCTTTAGATGCAATGGAGGTTCACTTCTTGTCTGAAAGAGCGTTATGTACATTAGGTGCTAATAACTTCTTCTTATTTAAAGGATAAGAATAAACAATAATATGACAGAGGGACATCGATGTCCCTCTGTCTATTTTTAATAAATTAAAATTATATCAAATGAAAAAAACAGAATCTCCATTAGTGGACAAGACTTACATTTTAAAAAACGGAGTAGCTCCTCTTAGCTACATGATTGCTTCACGCAATTCAAACAGATCTCCTCTATACTATTTTGATGAGGATAAAAAACAAAACAGAGCTTTGAGATATGCAAGAAACCAACAGACTCCTTTCGAAGATGAGCAGGATGGTAACGCTATCTTAGAACCTATTACGTTTATAGATGGTGCACTACATGTACCTAGAACAAACCCAGTATTACAGAAATTCTTGGAAATTCATCCAGAGTACGGATCAACTTTTGAAGAGGTTAATACTGAGAAGGATGCTTTTAGCGATATGGATATTTTAAATTATTCATTAGATGCTCAGATTGCAGCAAGAGATTTACCATTAGAAATGCTTGAGTCAGTCGCTCGTGTTTTACTTGGAGCTAAGATTGATAAGATGACTACAGTAGAGTTAAAGCGTGATGTATTAGTTTATGCCAAGAATCACCCTTCAAGCTTCTTAGAGATGCTTAACGATCCAATGCTTGAGTTACAGAACAAGTGTGTTAAATTCTTCGATTCAGGTTTACTTGTAATGAAAAATAAAAACAAAGACGTTTACTTTAATCTTCCACAGAACAAAAAGAAACTATTAACAGTTCCTTATGGAGAGGATTATATCTACATAGTATCATCATTTATGCAAAGTGATGAAGGTCTTGAGGTCTTAAGATTACTTGAGAACAAGATGTAAATAACAAGGGAGCTAATTAGCTCCCTTTTTTATTTTAAAGTTTTCCTCCAAACTTAAACCATATATCGTTTAATTCGTAATCAATATTAAAATTATTCTTAAGTATATTAATTGACTTTAATTTTGCTTCGTTTTCTGATAAACCATATTCACCTAAAAAAATTTCATCATCATCTATCATAATACTGTACTCCACACCAACAAAACTTCCATTCCAATAAAAATCAATTTTCATAATATAATTTTATTTTGACAAATATAATATTTAAAACAATACATCACGTAAATCGGAGTGCTTTTTTTTTGTTATCTTTGTAAAAAGTTTTGTAGATGATAAATTCAGTGAGAAGCACCGTAATGGCTGTTGCTAACAAAAATAACTTCGGGTATATTACACCTGAGGATTTTAATCTTTATGCCAAACAAGCACAACTTGATTTGTTTGAGGATTATATTTTCAAATATAACCTATGGATTACCAAGCAAAATGCAAGAGCATCTAATAGTGGTTATGCAGACATAGTTAAGAAATTAGACCTTATAATAGATAAGTTCTCTACTATAGCGAATTTAACTCATTTAACTAACTCTGACTTCTCAATGCCGTCTGATTATTATTACTTGAACACGGTTAGATATAATAACAAAGAGGTTGGTAAGGTATCTGGAGAAAAGGTTCTTTATCTTTTACAGTCAAATCTAACAGCTCCAAATATATACAACCCAGCTTACGTACTTAATGGACAAACTATTACAGTTTACCCTACCACTATTATAACTGGAGTATCATCTCAGTATTTAAGACTTCCTAAGGATCCAAAGTGGACCTATGTAAATATTACAGCTGGTGAGCCAGTGTTTGATCAGTCTGCTTTAGATTATCAAGATTTCGAGTTACCTTACCAAGACGAACCATCATTGGTAAATAAAATACTTGAATACGCTGGAATGTCTATTAGAGAGCCTGAGGTTGTTAACCTTGGTGCTGGATTAGAAGCTAAAGAACAACAATTAGAAGGATAAGATATGGCATATTTAACTGGCTACCAATACTATAACAATAGTGATGTAGTTCCAAATGATGAGAACTGGGGTTCTTACCAATACGTTTCATTAAATGATGTAGTTAATAACTTCATACTTATGTATGTTGGTAATGATAAGTTAATTAATAATGTAGAGAAGTATAATGTATTGTTTCATGCAAAGCGTGGAATACAAGAGATTAATTATGATGCTTTAAAAGAAATTAAAGTTCTTGAAATAAGTGTGTGTGATGATCTTAAATTCATTCTACCTCCAGACTATGTTAATTATGTAAGAATGTCACTATACATGGATGGTGTACTTAGACCATTATCAGAGAACATTCAAGCACTTAGCAGTAACTCATATCTTCAAGATAACGATTGTAATGTTTTATTCGATCAAGAAGGAAATGTTCTGGAAGGAATGTCTATGTTGGACTATGATAGAATATTTAAACAAGGAACAAGTATTTATTTAGGTTCTGGTTTATACGCTGGAAAAGAAGGTTGGAACTTAGATAATATATGGTACTTCCAATACCCAATAGGAAAGCGATACGGGCTTAATACAGAGACAGCTAATGTAAACCCTACCTACAAGATAGATAAGGCCTCAGGAGTGATTAATTTCAGTTCTACAATGGCTGGAGAGTTATGTATATTAGAATACATATCTGATGGTATGGAGGGAGGAAACGATGCAGATGTAAAGATAAACAAACTTGCAGAAGAGTTTCTTTATTCTTATATTAAATGGGCCATACTAAACAATAAGCTTGGAGTGCAAGAATATGTTGTTGCTAGAGCCAAAAAAGAAAAGACTGCATTATTAAGAAACGCGAAAATAAGACTTAGTAACTTACATCCAGGAAGATTATTAATGAACTTGAGAGGTAAAGACAAAATGATTAAGTAATTTATGGATTCAAGAGTAAGTTTTGTAAAAGGTAGAATGAATAAGTCTTATGACAAAAGATTACTTCCTGAGGGAGAGTATATCGATGCCATGAATATAAGATTAGGTTCTACTGAAGATAATAGCGTAGGAGTAATAGAAAATACTAAAGGAAATATACTTTTAGCTCAGCTAAGATATGAAGGTAATCTATTAAGTACTAATGCATTATGTATAGGTGCTTATGAATCTGGAGACAGAGAAACTATATTTTGGTTTGTAACAGATCCTGGAGTAGTTGACATGATTGTTTCTTATAATACTGAAACATCTCTTTTATTATACCATGTTATATCTACTACTGTATTAAATTTTAATAGTGATTATCTTATAACTGGTATAAATCTTATTGATAAATATTTATTTTGGACTGATAATTTAAACCCTCCAAGAAAGATAAATATAGCTAGAACTTATTATCCTCCAGTATCTGGTGTTGATATAATAACTGTTGAAGATGTTAATGTAATTGTAGCTCCTCCACTAGAGGCTCCTAAAGTTCAGATGGTTAGTATATCTGGAGGAGAGAACTTTATAGAGAATGTTTTTATTTCATTCGCGTACAGATACAAGTATAAGGATAACGAGTATAGTGCATTATCTCAGTTTACAGATGTTGCTTTTGAGCCAGGGCAGTTTAAATTAAACTATTCTACATATGATAATTCTGGAATGGAGAATATATTTAACGCTGCCAACGTAACGTTTAATACTGGAGACTCTAATGTTATTGGTATTGATTTATGTTTTAAATTTTCAGATGGAAATATAGTTAACATAGTAGAGAAGTACATAAAAAATGAACAGGGATGGGGTAATAACTCTACTCAAAGCATACTTTTTGACAATAAAAAAATATATACAACTCTTCCAGAGAGTGAACTATTAAGACTATACGATAATGTTCCACATATAGCTAAATCCCAAACAACAATGGGTAATAGGATAATGTATGGAAATTATATTGATGGTTATAACATACATGATGATAATGATAAGCCTATAGCTATAAAATACAATTTAGATTTAATATCTGAAAATATAGATTATAAGAACTTATTAACAACATCAATAAATGCACCATATAATATAAGTGGATCAACTATAAATATAGACCACACATTATATTCTATAGATTTTGGATCTAATCCTTTATTGAAACAAGGAAGCTCATTATTAATAAATTTTAACCTACAACATGTATCATTTCAGGGTGGTGGTTATGAAGATGCTTCAGCTCCATTAAATAATTTTAGTTATACATTATTATTTAATCTTCAGCAAGATTATCTAAACGTTGCAGATTTAGCTTCAAGTGATCAATTTAGAAAACTTATCACATCTAACCCACCGTTAGGTATGTCTCATTGTAATGATGGTTTCTCTGTTACGGATTACTTTAACTGTTCAATGTTAGCTAAATCTGGATGGGAAAAATATAGTAGCGGTGTAAATAATTTAGGTGAAGGATTTGTAATAGAGCCAGTTACTCCAGGAACAAATATAATTAAAATACAAATTCCAGCAGTAGTATATAGAAACATATCCGATCCATCATTACTAGCTTATGAGTATCTTGAGAATGTTTATACTCTAGCCTCTTTTAATAAGGCTGGAAATAAAAGGAGTCTACATAGTAATAGAGATTATGAGGTAGGTATTGTGTATATGGATGAATATAATAGAAGTACTACAGCACTTGTTTGTAATACAAATACTTTATTTATACCAGAGTCAAAATCTATTACAAAGAACTTTTTAAGAGCTTCTATTCCAGCTGGTACACACCCTCCTTATTGGGCTACTAGATATAAGTGGGTTATAAAACCTTCTAAGACAGATTATCAAACAATATATACTAATCTTTATTATCCAGATCCTTCAAACGCAGCTATTTGGTTTTACTTAGAAGGAGATAATAGAAGCAAGGTAAAAGAGAACGATTTAATTATAGTTAAGACAGATAGTAACGGACCTCTAACAAGTTTAGTAAAGGCCAAGGTTTTAGGTCTTAAGTATAAGTTGTATGGTGACTTAGGAAGTGGTACAAGTCCAGAAGGATCTTATATGAAGATTAAACCCTCTAGTTTTTACGCACTATATGATCAAGCTACATTTATTCAAAGAATAGGGGATTTTTTATATACAGCTCCTAACAATATATTTTCCCAGGTACCTAGAGTTAGTATATGTAACTTATATACAGAAACATCAACAGTAGGTGTATATAAAGCAATACCTATAAAGGCTGGAAGTAGAGTAAGGATACGTTTATTTTGCGAAAGAGCTGGTTCTGGCCATACAGGAGGAGGAAGGATATATTTATATGATAAGACATTTGTAGCTTCAAACGATTATTATAATTTACACGAGTATGTTATTGGAGATCAGATAGATCTTACAAGTGGAATATATGATGGAACTGATGACGATGCCTTTCACATGCATACAATATTTAATAATCCTGTAGATACGTATATACCTTATATAAACTATACTTCCGCTTTACAATTAATCTCTATTGATAAGACTAATCAGATTCAGTTCTTTCATGGAGACAATGGTGAGTTTTATATAGGTCTTGGATCTGGAACGCCTGCTGCTGGTGGTCACTCATCGGGATCAAGTATTACAGTTGAAATTCAAGAACCTAATAATATTATAGTTTTTGAGACAGAGCCGAATGATGCAGATGGAGAAAAGTTCTATGAAGGAAGCGAGAATTTCCAAATTATAAACGGTTTACATCAAGGAAGTTCATTCCCGAATACTGAAGGAGGTATTAATGTACCACACAACCAAACCACAACAGATCCAGCAGTTTGTAATTTAGGTTTCTTTAACTGTTTTACTTTTGGAAATGGCGTTGAGAGTTATAAGATAGATGACTCATTGACAGGTGCTCCTATGTATTTAGGAAGCAGAGTAAATGCAGTTTCACAACAAGAATATAAGCAAACACTTAGATACGCATCTATTACCTATAGTGGAGTATACAATGCTGAGAGCAATATAAACAAGTTAAACGAGTTTAATCTTGGATTAGCTAACTATAAGGACTTGCAAAAGTCGTTTGGGCCAATACAGGTATTGTACGCAAGAGCGACTGATATTTTAACTCTTCAAGAGGATAAGATATCTTATGTTTTACAAGGCAAGAACTTATTATCTGATGCTGCTGCTGGAGGTGCAATTACATCTATACCAGAGGTTTTAGGTACGCAGATAGCTAGGATTGAGAATTTTGGAATAAGTCATAATCCAGAAAGCTTTGCAACATGGGGATCAGAGATGGTTTGGACAGATGCTAAGAGATCATCTATTCTTAAGCTAACAGGTAGTTCTTACACTAACGATCAACTAGATGTTCTATCTGATATAAACATGAAGGTATGGTTTAGAGATTTGTTTAAAAACTCTTTTACAACTCAAAAACTTATGGCTTATGATCCATATATGGATGAGTTTGTTTTATCTAGTAATGAAAGACCAGTAATAGTAACTCAAACTGACCAACCTTGTGGATTAATATTCTCTCAAATAGACGCTAACGATAAGGTTGAGTTTGATGTAGATTTAGGAAACACAATAGGAAATGTAGTTTTTGATTATGATTTCTCTAAGGGGTATGCTGGATTAACAGTTGATTATGGATCAAGTAGGGTTATAGATACAAGAATAAATGAATCAGGTAGTGTTTATTTTTATAAAGATAATGCATTCCCTTCAATCGCACATGTTACTATAACACCTGTGGATGCAACTTATTCATTTACCTCTAACTGCCCTGATAATTTTGAGGTTACAGTTACTAGAATAGTTATTAATAATCATTCATACGTTAATCAAACTATTCACAACTCATATAATTGGACTCTTAACTCATTTACGTCTCCTACATTGACGGATAATATAGTTATGGAGTCAGATGGTATATCATTATTTACTTCGCAAACAGGTATGTCATCAAACGGTGCGTTCCCAGTAGATGGCTCAGACTTAAGAATGTATTCAAGTAAATTATCTGGAGATACTTATGTATTTAATGATAATAAATTTAGATATTTAATAACAGATACATTATATACTGAAGCTCAGATAAATGATATAATAAATAGTTCTACTATAGTTACACCAGTATTAAATCCTAGTACAGGTATGTACAATGTAGATTTCACATATTCAAATCCATTAGGTTATCCTTATGTTTACTTAATATGGGATTATAGAAATTCAAGTTCAATCAGTCTTTGTTATAGCGATGTAAGTGCAACAGATGTTTGCTGTAACTGTTAAATAAAATAATATGTATTATATAGATTCACCATCATTCTCAACTGCAACAGCAGTTTATACAGACGAGTTACTAACTGTAAAGGCTCCAGACGGATTTTATAAGTTCGAGTCAGGATATAGAGAGCAGTTATCAGGATTGCTACTTAATAATATAGAGTGCACTGCATGTATAGATTGTAAGCAATTAGTATTAGTTGATGTAAAAACAGGTCAAGCATTTAGTATTAAATTTACTGATTGCTGGGGTTATGATCATACATTAAGCTTCCCTAGCGATCCTGAATATCAACAAGGTCATGTTAGAGTTATTGATTTAATTGATTATAACTTATGTGTTAAAAACGCATCTGTGTATAGTCCAAACACTGGATATTTTTATGCTGAATACGGAGAGTCTACAAGTTGTAATATATCAACAGGTCTTGTTCAATCTTCATTATGTAGTTCAGGATCCGAAACTCCAACAGGATGCGATATTGATTGCTCATTAATAGAGTCATCATTTAATGTGTACATACCAAATATAGTATCGAATCACTTAATCAATGGAACTATAGTATATGCGTCTAATAATATAGCGGATCCAATTACTGGAGGTGATCTATACTATAAAGTGACCTATAAAAATATAATTTACGGGGTAAGAATAAGTGACACAGGAGTAATTAGCGAATTAACATATTGTAACCCATAATGAGTAACTACACACTATCGCATAGCAAGTTTGTCCAAGGATGGACATCATTCTATTCCTATTATCCAGATATGATGATAGGCATGAACTCTCATCTATACTCATTTAAGGGAGGTAACTTATACCAGCATAATGAGAACCCATATAGAAATACATTCTATCAAGAATGGTGGAATCAAATGGGCCATCCAGGGGACGCATTTACTCCTTCAAGAGTTAAGAGTGTGTTTAATGATGATCCATTTACCATCAAGAACTTTAAAACGTTCTACATGGAGACTGATCATGCTTGGGATTTAACTGTTGAAACAGATACCGCGACTGGATTTATAAACTCTTCATTCTTTCAGAGTAAAGAGAATCTATATTTTGGTTTTATTAGAAGATATGCAAATGATGACAGCATAAGACTTAGATCATGCCAAGGGATTGGAGCCGTTACAACGGTTAATTTAACAGTGCCAACAGCTGTAACTCTTACATTTACATTTAATCTAGGATCAATCATAAGTATTGGAGATATAGCATATAAAAATAGTTCTGGAGCTGTAATAAAACTTGGAAAGATTACCAATGTTGTTAATAACATTGTTACCATAGATACAACAGTTCCAGGAGGAAGCACTCCTTCTAATGGAGATTTTATACTTTACTTGAAAAATGCAACAGCAGAATCTTATGGAGCTAGAGGATATTATATGGGATTTGAATTAACTAATGGTAATAATGATAGGGTTGAACTATTTGGTGTAGGATCAAGTCTATTTAAAAGTTATCCATAATTTTTACTATCTTTGTGGAATGTTAAGATGGAGACTAGAGAACAAGGCAACATTCTATGATACACTTGTAAAGTGGTGGTCTGACTGGTATTTTCCAGTTGTAGGATATAGCTCACTTCCAGAGAGAATATTTGTTGTTAGTTATGATGATACGGATCTATATGCTATTCCTGTATATGTTGGAGATAGTGATATTTGTTGGACAGGATTTATAACTGGTAATAAGAATACAACTAAAGAACAAAGAACAGGAGCTCTTGACTATCTGTTAGATAAGATTGAGACATGTATGAAATATAATGGGTTCAAGGTTATAATAGCTATAAGTGGAACTCCATCATTAAAAAAAATATTTAAAGATAATAAATACGAAATCTCTTCTGGAGATACTAACGAATACATAAAAAGAATATGAGTGCAGAAGCAGCAACAGGAGCAGCAGGAGCAGCAGGAGCAGCAGCAAGTACTACCCCTTATGGTCAAATAGCAGGGCTTGGATTAGGTATAGGAATGAGTTTATACCAAGCTTCAGAACAAGCAGGGGCAGCAAGAAACTTTCAAGCAAAACAAGATCAAGCTATAGCTGAAGCTAAACGTCAGGCTGGAGCAAATTTTATGCAGAATATATCTGCTCCAACAGAGGCTTATCAGGCAGCTATGAGAGAAGGTACTGCACAGCAAATGCAAGCACTTCAAGCTGGAACTGAAGGAGATGTAAGAAACTTACAAGGTATTGTTGGAAGAACAAACGAGGCAGCTACAGATTTTGACTTTGGTCAGAGAGATAAGATGGCTAAGGATTTATATGATCTACACATGGCTCAGGCTAAAGAACAGAAACAATCAGCAACTAATTTAGCTGAAATAGGTCTTGAAGAAGCTTCTGGAGCTGGTCTTGCTAAACAACAAGCAGAGAAGGCTAATGCATTATCTAATGCTAATGCTTCAAAAGGAGTTGAAAAACTTGGGTTGCTTTGGGACAATAGTAAAAAGGCTTTTCCTGCTCAAAAAACTGGTGAACAAGGAATAGGTGACGCTACTATTTCTGGAGGAATGGCACCATATACATCACAAAATATGGATGTTATAGGAAACAAAAATAATGGTAGTTATCAATCAACAGCTTTTAATATTGATCAAAATTTACTTCCTGGTTTAATTGGATTTAATAAAAGACCTATATAATTTATGTCAGAATACGGAAGAAAGGATTGGAGCGAAGTAACTGCCAACCCCATTGTTGATTGGGGAAAGCTAACTACTGATTTTTCTGAAAAACTTGAAGCTCAAGAGAAGGTTAGATCAGATTATAGACAAAAGATAGCTGATGATACGTCTAAGGCTCTTAATGATGTTCAGACCTATAGTGCTGGTAATAATCAAAATGTAAATACAGCTCTTTTTGGAGCGTCAAATGCAGCAACTTCATTATTAAAAGCTCAATATGATCTTGTTAAAAAAGGTCAAGCAGATCCTAGACAGTTTCAGATGGTACTTAAAACTACTCAAGATTCTTTTTCAAATATAAAAAAAATAGGGGAAACATGGAATCAAAGAGCTGCTACACTTGAAGACAGAACTAATAAAGGTCTAAACTCAAAGGTTGAGATTGATTATGCTAAATTAGACTCTGGATTAGAACAATTTCAAAATTTAAAACTTATTCCAGATTCAACTGGTGTTATGTATGCATATAGAACAAAAGATGACGGTAGTATAGATACAGAATATCCACCTATAGCACCTGATGTTTTATTAAATCCAGCTAATACACAAGTAGATAAGGTAGATGTTGCTAAGGAAACTGCTCCAGTTGCTAAAACTGTAGAAGATTATATAACTAAAACAGGATCAAGATCTTTAGGGGAGTTTAAAAATGATCCTATGCAGAAAGATAGATATGATGAGTTTGCTAACGGAGCCGCTAACACTATAACAGCTACTCCTAATAGAACTATGTCTGTTCTTGTAGATGGCATGGGATACGAAACTGTATACACAGAGGAAGCTCATAAAGCAAATCCTAAGGCTGTATATATAAAAACAGTTAATGGAATAAGAACTCCTCAGATAACTGACGTTCAAAAGAAAGCAGCTCAAGAACACGTGAAAGCTACTTTAGAATCTCAGCTTAAGTTTGAAGAAAAACAACAGTACCAACCAAAGAGACCACAAATAGTGAAAGCTCCTGAAGGACCTAAAGGTGAGAAGGCTCCAGAAGTAGTTACATTAAATGATGTAATTCCTTCTAACCCTCTTGTTAAAACAACTTCTGAAGGTAAAAAAGTAACTGGAGGATATAAGTTTATTTTAAAACAACCATTAGTTGATGAATCTACTGGTGTAAAACAATCTCTAAGAGCTATATCTATAGATCCAACAGATGGATCTTTAACTATGGATTTAGAAACTGGCGAAACTACAAAGGGAGCCAAAGGGACTGCTACAGAAAGAGTATCTACAAAATCTAAAGTTCTTCAAAAAGGAGGAAAGGTTAAGCCAGCAGAAATAGATAAGATTAATACATTTGTTCGTAAAATATATAACCCAGAAACACAACAATATTTACAAGATTGGAATGAGTTATACGATATGTATTCTGGTAGTATATCTAAGTTAAAAGGAACCCAGAAACCAACTAGAACAAGTGGTGGTTTTGATGCCGATGCTTACTATAAAAGTGTAATGAAAGGTAAAAAATAATGGACGAGCAATTAAGAAAACTTATAGAAGGAGCTAAAGCACAAGGAGCTACTAACGAAGATATTAAAAGAATAATTGATATGTACGTTGCTGACTCAAAAAAAAAAAGAGTTTCAGAACCTATTGCAGCTCAAAAACCTTTGGCTTCCAGTACACAACCCACAAAGCCAGCTACTTCGTTGGCTACAGAAGAACCAGAACAAGCACAGGCTTCGGATGGTTTAGGTGGACCAGCTAAAAATCCATTTGGACAAGAACAAAAACCTGTAGAATTAGGAGGGTTTGCTGTTAATCAGCAACCAGTGCAAGCTAAACCAGAACAAAGGGTTAGTTTAGATGAAAAGATGAATAGATTTCTGAAATCTAATACATCAAAAACTCCTATAGAAACTACTGAGGAAGAAAAACCAAATATGGAAGGCTTATGGCCTGTAAGAAAATCAGATAAAGATCATTACCATCCTGAAGAAGGAGTACTAAAGAAAGCAGGTAAATATGCTTTAGGAACTCTTGCTTCAGCAGCTATGAGTGCAAATGAATGGGGAGAAAGTCTTGTAAAATCTGCAGCAGCAGATATGAGATATGCAGGATTAGATGAATCAAAAGCACCTAAACTAAATAAAGTAGTAGATAAAAATGGAAAACCTCAATATACTATTGAATTAAACGCTCTTCATCCTGAAAATAAAGCAGGTTGGTTTGGTACAATAATGAACTCTGTTTTATCCCCTGATCAAAAAAAATCCGTTATAACTTCTTTAGATAATAAAGCTAAACAAATACAGAACTATAATGATATGTTACAAATGTATCAGAAAGATGTTCAAGGAGATAATATTCCAACGAAGATTGTAAATGGTATAGTTGGATTTGTTCCTGATTTATTAGTTGCGGCTGCAGTAGATAACCCTGAACTTGCTACGGCAAAAGCAGCTAAATGGACAGAGGCAGCTACAGCAAAAGCACTTCCGTTAATAGAAAAATATGCTCCAAAAGCATTAGGTATAGCAGAAAAATATCTTCCAAAAGCATCTAAAATAGTAGCAGAAGGAGCTAATTCATCATTAACAAAAGTAATAGCTGCTAAGGAAGGATTAAGAGAGATGGGAGAGTCAAAAAAAGGAGAGAACCCATACATGAATTTAGTAGAAGGAAGTGTTAAGGGTGGAATGGAAGGTTTATATATGCATGGCTTAGGTGCTGCTGCTGGAGGTGTAGCAAAACCTTTATCTAAAGTAATTTCTAAATCTGGAATAAATAGTGCTATAGCAATGGCTATATCTACACCTCTTGCTAATGCGGGTGTTTTTACTGCAGCAAGAACAATAAGAAAAGGTATAGAAGAAGGCAAATTAATAACTCCAGAAGAAGCAGCTACTGAAGCTGGAACAGGTGTAGGATTTAGTTTACTTCATCTTGGAACTCAATATAATGATCATGAAAAATTAAATAATTATTATGATAATGTATTGCAAAATGATACAGCTGGTTCTCTTGGAAGGGTTTTAAATGAAACAAAAGAAAATCTAGATATAGCTCATAATCCAAAATTAAATGAAGAAGGGGTTAAAGAATTAGAAAGTGCTAGAGATGAATTACGCAATGCAATATTAAAAGAGCCTGATTTAAGTAAAAAAGAAATTCTAGGTAATGAAGCTTTAACTATACAAAACCAATTAGATACTTATTCTGCTGTAAATGGCATCATAAAAAATAAAGATGCGGTTATTGATTCAATAAACTCAAACGAGCACCTAACAGAAGAGCAAAAAAGTTTTTACACTAAAAAAGCAGAAGCTATTGCAGATACTTATGATAATTCTGAATATGGTTTAAAGAAAAAAGAATTAAGTGCTAAAGTAGATGAGGCTCAAAAACAACTAGACGATGCAGCTACTAAATTTTCTAATGTAACAAAACCTTCTGATAGAGCTATAGCAAAGGCAAAAGTAGACAACAGAAGAAAAGAACTAGAAGATTTAAACGGACAGTTAGTTGATTTGGTAAGCACTAAACCAGTGAAAGAGGCTCCTGTGGCTAAGGAAGAAGTTAAACCTATAGAAGAAAATAAACCTATAGAAGAAGTAAAACTTGATTATAAACTTCCTAAAGACTCAGACGTAAACACAATGACCGTTGTTGAGAATGATGGTAAGTTTTTAATTGGAGATTATACAGAGAAAACAGAGACGAGTAATCCTGTTTTAAAACCTGTATCCGATTTAGAAAATAATCCTTTGTCTTTTGATTCTAAAGAAGAAGCACAAGCTAAATTAGATGAGATTAAAAATCCTATTGAGGAGATAGCGAAACCTACCGAAGAAAAAGTCGTACCTTTGCATGAAACTTTAGCTGGTCTGGAAGGACTTGGAAGTATAACAAAGCTAAGAGGAATAAACGAGAATATGAATAGAATAATAAAAGAATTAAAATTAGAAACTAAAAACTGTTAAGAAATGTTAAAGCCAGAAAAACTAAGTAAAGAGGTAGTAGATTTATTATTACTAAGAATAAAGGATGAATTTACCGCGTTCTATTTTTATAGATCAGCTACTAACTGGTGTCAAGATAAAGGTTTCTTTATTGCTGCTAAGTTCTTCGCTGCTGAAAGCACTGACGAGTTGACACATGCTAAAAAACTTGAGTCTTATATAGTGGACTGGAATGTTCTTCCTGTACTTCCAACTATTCAAGCTCCTGCTATTGAATTTAAAGGTATTGCTGACGTTATCCAGAAAGCATACGAGATGGAATATAATCTTTACGAAGCATATGAGGATACTTCTATGAAGATATTCAAGACTGGAGACCTATGCGTTTTTGATTTCTTACAATTCTATAGAACAACACAGAAAGAAGCTGTTGCTGAGTATAGCGATAAGCTTAACGTACTTGATGGTACAAATGTTGGAGATAAGTTCCAAATGTTAATGTTGGAAGAAACTTTATTTGAAGGATAAATCATGGCAGGACCTTGCTTAATTAAATACAAAGATAAGTGGTACGATAGAAGCGAGTTCGCCAAGCATCTTATAGATGAGGGCGGACTTACTGATGTTATATCAGAGCTTAAACCTAGAAAACCAATATCTGCGGAAGAATCATCAAACTTTGCTAACCTTACAGAAGATAAGGATGGTAACTTTGTATTCTTCCATAAGGGTGGTAATGACTATGAAACTATCAAGAAAAGTACTGGAGGAACACTTGCTACAAGCAAAGAAGAGGCTGCTGCTTTAGGAAGAGCTGGTGGTGCAGCGATGTATTATACAGGTCCTGAAGGAGGGGAGTCTATGGTTAAAGGTAGTAGTAAGTATGCAGTTAAGGTTCCTAAGGATAAAGTATACGACTTCAACACAGATCCAGAGAATTTATTTGATAAGGCTGAGAAAATATTTAAAGAAGAGCATCCAAATATTGCTTTTTCTAAAAATGACCAGTTAGCACAAATTACAAAATTAGCTGGAGAGAGAGGTTATGATATGGTTGTGGCTGAGTGGGATGGAAAAACTAGAGCTCAAACAACTACTGAGTTTAAACCTAATGACGTAGAGTTAAAAGAAGGAGATATAATTAAGAAACCATTCAAAGAGGATTACGTTAGCAACAAAGATAGGGGTTACGAGTCTATTATACCAGAAACTAAAGATCAGAAACTAAAGGAGGTATACGATGCTATAAATGACGAAAGAAATAAACAAAACAAATATGATAATCTATATCATCTTAGAGAAAATTATGTAAAAAAAGATCAAGCAGAAATCACTAAAATGATAGATGAGTCTGATATATCTCAAGAACTTAAGGACAAGTATAAGGAAGCTGTTGAATTTAAAGAAGAGAAAAGAAGAAGTGAACCACCAGCTAAATTTGTTGGTAAGTCTGTAAAAGTTGAAAACGCTCCAAACGGACATCATTTAAATATAGGACTAGTTGAAGGAAGAACTGATAAATTAATGTCTGCTGAGGATGTGTTGTCTAAACTTCCTAAAGATATTAAAGTTATATCTCATTCCGAGATACAAGGCACAGAGCCTAGTATTTCTGTAGAGACATCAAGACCTCTTACTAGCTCAGAGATGGGTAAATTTTTAGAGGATACTAAACAACAAGCCATTGCCCAACTGTCAAATGGAAGAGGTATATTATACGATACCAAAAGAGGTACGTCTGAAGGATGGGGTGAGTTTAATCCAGAGTTATTCTTTAAACAAGATGGTAAGCCTTTAAAAGAAGCAGAGGTAGTAGAAGTTAAGAAAACGTCTGAAGTAGATTACAACGGTAAGACCTACTTTAAAAATGAGAAGGGAAATTGGGTTAACTCATCCACTGGGAATGAAATAAAAGGTCTTGGACCAAAAGGTAAAGAGCTTATTAATAATTTAGAGAAAACACTTCATCCAGAAACACCAATACATAAAGAAGCTATATCTGACGTTAAGGAAATAGAAACTCTTGGTAAAATACAAGGTGGTACGGTTTCTTGGGAGAAAAGTGTTGATGACGCTATGAAGACTATGAAGTCAGAGGCTAAGCCTAATGAATCAATAGCTGATGTAGCAGAGAGAAAAATAGATGATTGGAGTTCTAGGATAGAAAAAGAAATATCTGAAACTGGTAAGTCTACATTTAACCCTACAGAGGAAGATCTAGCTACCATGAGTTATCATAGAACTAATCTTCTTGATCAGTTAAAGTCTTTAGAAAAAGACGCCATGTCTACAGATAAGGTAACTCAAGAAAATGCACTTAAGAAAGCTGCTGAATTAAACCAGAAAATACTTGATGTAGATTATGTGTTATATGAAAGCGGAAAAGTAGCTGGTAGATCATTCTACATACGTCAAATGATAGCTAGAATGGATTCTGAAGGTGGTATGGTTATTAGAAGAATGGATATAATAAGATCTCAAGGTGGTGAGCCTTTAACAAAAGAGCAAGAAGTTCAGTTAGCTAAGATACAAGCAGAAGAAAGAGAGTTATCTAAAGATTACGATAAGATGCCTACATATTCTCAAGAAGATTTTGATGCAGAATTAAAGAGAAGGCTTAAAAAGAAGGTTATAGAAAATAAATCTGAAAGAATAAATAAAAAACTAACAGAGTCTGGTAAAGAATTAGCTGATAAAATAAGAACAGCTAAATTGTCTAAAGGAGGATTAAGAACAGACCTATCTTTAGGTGTATATGACGCTGCTATCGAAGCCATAGCTACGCTTGTAGAGAACGGAGCTAAACTTGGAGATGCTATTAAAAATGTTTTAAAAATGTCTGAGTATAAAGACATAAATGAAAATGATTTAATAAAATCATTACTAGGTGGTATAGATAAAAAAGATATTCTAGATAATATTAAGTCAGAATCTAAAGATTCGTTATCTAAAGTATCTGTAGCTAAAGGAGATATTAGCAAACTAGTAGATACATATATAGAAGAAGGTTTAAGAGGTAGAGAGCTTTTTGATCAAATGAATACTGATCTTAGAGAAATCTATCCAAACATTACAGACCAACAAGTAAGAGATGCATTCTTAAAGACTGGAGAGTTTAAGCTTGAAAGTAAAAATATTATAGATGCTACTAAAGCAGAAGCTAAAGCTGAACTTAATAGCATTGCTAAGTTAGAATCTCAGTTAGAAAATATAAAAGAAAATAAGGTAAAAGAAAAAAATCCTATTAAAAGAAGAAAGCTTACCGAAGAAGAGAATAGATTAAGAAATAAAATTAATTCTGAATTAAAAAATAAAGGAATTGAAATTGAAAGATCTAGCTCTAAAGAAGTAGAAGTTAAAAAGGAATTAGCTAAAAGATTTAATGAAAATGTAGATTCTATACTAGAAACTATAGATAAAGAGATTGAGTCTGGAGATTTATCTGGAGAAGATATTGCACATCTTAATAAAGTAAAGAGCGATATTGAATCTACAAAAGTAAACGAAAAAACTTCAGAGAAAATAGATAATGCTGTTGAAAGAGGTATAAAAAAACTAGACGAAGCTAAAGTTGATGTAGCTGGAAATGATAATATTTTAAATAAAATAGCTGAAACTAATGTTGAAAATAGATCTGACTCAGTAAATAATCATCAAGATGTTTTATTATCTAGATATAAAACAAATCTAGAAAGAAAAATAAAATCGAGTGAAGATAAAATAAATAATGGAGAGTTTGAAGAAAAACCTAGAACTCAGAGATTAAAGACTGATACTGAAGCTATTAAGCTTGAGATGAAAGCTAGAGCTATTGATACTAAGTATAGAAGAATGCGTGATATAGCTGCTCAAAAGAATATGAAGTGGTGGGAGAAAGGACTAAGCCTTGGTCAATCATTCTTAGTTAATGAACTTATCGGTGGTTTAAGTACAAGTGCAAATGTAGTTGCATCTGGTTTAGCTAAACAACCTTTAAACACATTAACTGAATCTACTTTTGGATTGGCTGCACATACATTATTCCCAGAGCTAAGCAAACGAGCTGGTTCTGAAGGTAAGATATCATCACTTAAAGAAAAACAAAGATATAGAGCTCATTATGCTAAACTTGGTCCAGAAGGGATGAAAAAAATATGGGCTAAGACAGAAAAAAATCTTAAAACAGCTGAAGATAATTATAATTCAAATCCAACAGATAAGAATAAAGAGAAGTTAAGAAATGCATTAGTTGCTAATCAGTCTAACTTTATATACGACTGGATAGGAAGTGATGCATGGAAAGACTCTTCTGATGTATTTTTAAAAGGAGCTTCTACACTAGAGGAGATGACTGGAAAAGGAGAGAAGGTAGGATGGAAGAAGATGACAGGATTAGAGAAAACAGAAATGTTAATGGGTGCTATGGGAGCTTCTCATGGTTACTTTAAAAACTTCTCTGCAAGAGCTGAGTTTGCTGCTTCATTTGTTTCTAGACTTGAACAAAAATCAAAATTAGGAGTAGACATATCTGATCCTAATGTAATAATTGAAACTATAGATGAGAGTTTAGTTAACTTTATGAGGGGTAAATACCAAGAGGACAACTACGCTACTAGTGCTATGAAATCTATAGGTCAAGCTCTTGAGAACCCTAAGAACCCTAAATGGGAGAAATATGGAAAAGTAGCATCGTCTTTATTTAAAGCAAAATACCCTATTGTTAGAACTGGGGTAAATATTGGTAGAGAAGCTGTTCAAGAGTATTTACTAGGAAGTATGTTTGGATCTGCTATACATGGAAAGGCAGTTGTTAAAGGTATATTTAGCGGTGTTAAAAACTCTGAACCTATAAAAGAATCTATAACTAAAGAGATTAAAAAATTACCTTCTGATAAGGTAGATCTTATATTTAGATGTTATAGAAAAGGTGGTTTAGGTCTTGTTATGGCTGGATTAGCTGCTATGGGTTATATACGTTTTGGTGGATTTACAGCTGATAAAGATAGAAAAAGAAAAGAAGGAGAGCTTGCTCAAGGAGAGCTAGAAGTTTTTGGGCATAACTTAGGTCATGAAGGATCTAAACCATTAAGTCACTTATCATTTACTTATCCAGCATTGATAATTGCTAATAACAATAGAATAATGGCTAAAGAGGGAGAGGATATGGATAAGATTCAGAAGTCTGTTACATCTAATATGTCTTCTGCATTAAGAACTATTCCAGTATTTAATGAAGGAATGAGTCCGTTATATAGCCCATCTGTTCCTTACGGAAGAGCTGCTGCTGACATATCTAAGTTGTACGATACAGATTATGAAGGAAATTTAATTGAAAGAGATAAGAGTACTATAAAAAATAGATTCTTACAGAATGTAGGATTAAGAAAAATGACTCCTATTAAAGAAGGGAAAGAAGAAGATACTTCGTCTGGACAGAGAATTATAAGATAAATAATAGGGGCTAATTAGCCCCTTTCTTATTTAATATGTTTCTGTAAACATTGTTGACAGATTCTTTACATGCTCCACGGTCCATTAGATACTTCATAACTATCTTTATCCTTTGCATTGGGTTTATTTTATGTTCTTTCATAGTTCTTTCTTTTAGCATCATAGTTTATTTTTCTTGATGTTGTTTTTTGCTGCTTCTAAATATAAAACATAATCCATAGCCTCTTGTTGAGCTTCTACAAGCCAATCATAGAGCGAAAAATCATCTCTCTCTAGTGTTGTTCCATACTTCTTAATTCCTACCTCAGAACGGTCTCTAAATCGCTCTATAACGCTCTCGACTATTGAATCTTTAGGAGTTATTACTTGTGGCTCATTGACAGTTATTCCGTTTACGAATTCGTCTAAGAACATACCTCCTTTTGTGCTACTACAAGGAGCCCAAGGTAGATGTTTGTTATGATTTTTAAGTCGTTTAATAACCTTCTTCTGTTCCTTCTTAACATCAATGAAGTAGTCAAAGAAGTCTTCATCTGTTTTCATTTTATGGGTTTGGTCAAATAAGCTAGGAAGCACGAACCATCCATCCTCACCCTCGTCCTTTAACTTCTCAGTAACATTATACGTCTCTCCAGTCTTGTAAGCTAGACGTCCGTCTTCCATTAAATAATCTTTTATGCAAAAATATTCTTTCATAGTGTTGTGTATTTATTGTCTATAACATCGTAAATAATCTCAAAAATTTTAGATACAGCCATATCATATAATTCTTTTCTACATTCATCCTTGCTTGTTCCATTTGTTACAAATTTTCTGAATGTATAAGATTGATTTTCACTAACTCCAAACTTTATTTCAAGTACTCTAGATTTGTCTAGATCTACTATTTCTTTAAAAGTAAAATAAAATTTCTTTGGATTCATTGGATCTCTATTGATTTTATTAACTAGAGATATTAAAATTTCTTCCGAACTAATCATAACGTAGTATATTTATTATTAATAATATGTATATGCTGATGCTTTCCATTTGGAAAGATATAATCTTCTAGATACATTATATTATATTTATATATTTTTCTAATTATGTCAGCTTTCAATGTTGATCTATTAATATTAATGTCGTTAGAGGCTTCTCTTATACATTTATATATTTTTTCGTTTTTTATATTTATACATTTTTTGCTTTTTACGCTAGAACAAATACATTTTTTTATAGTCATATCTTCATTATACTTACCTAAAGGATTATTTAATTCGTCAATATATACATAAGGTGTTTTGTTTTTTATTACTCCATTTAATCTTTTTTTAGTAGAAGAATAAGATATGTTATTTATAACACAACATTCAGATAAAGAACCAAATATTTCTTTTGTATCCATATTCATTATTCTTCTTGCCATATGAGATTTAGAGCCACTTCTATTAATTAAAGATTCTGGAGAAGGGTTAAAAACTCCTTCCCCTCCATCTGTCATATTAACTAATGTTCCAGTATTTAAATCTCTTCTTCCATATAATTTTATTAAAAAAACCTCTAATTCTTTAGCTTCTTCTTCTGATAAATTTGTAGCAACTACATCTACATAATACCCATACTTCTCTACGGTATTATGCCAATGATTATTTCTATATCTTTTAGAATGTGCTCTTTTAAGATTTTTTTCTTTACCCATTCCAATGTAAAAAACTTCATTTGTATTTAATTTGAAATGTCTATATACATAATACTCTCTCATAATGTAGTATATCTATTATTTATTATATGTACATGTTGATGTTTTCCATTAGGATAGATAACTATATTAGAGTTCATCCAGCTACTCATTCCTACATTGTACCCAACTCTTAAATGAGTAAGTGTACCTACAGAGCTGTGACCGTCCTCTCTGCAAGGCGTGTGAGTATGACCAGTAATGTTCTTGGTATTCATGTTCTTGAACTGTATTACACCACCTCTTGATCCGTTGGCTCCCTTATGACCATGCATGCCACACTCTATATCTCCTATCCTATAGCTCTCGTCTATACCAAGACAGTAAACGTTATCAACATGCTGTTCGTCTAAGAATAATGGTATGATTCCCTTACCTAATGTATCATCAGACAAGCTATTAGCTAGCTTAAGATATGCATACTTGTTGTTCATTTTTCTCCAGTCAACATCATTAAGCCAACGATCTAAGAACTCATCATGGTTACTACGAACCATTACAAAATCATAATCTGAATACTTATCAAAGAACTCAACCATATCATGTAGCTCAGTAAGTAAGTCATCTGATCCATCCTTCTCTCTGTTCATTAAGGTGAATGGCATATTACGTTCATGGTGGCTTATGCTGTGCCCGTTAAATACATCATGAAGGACTATCTTAGAGGATCCAAGCTTATCAGCCATATCAAATGAAACATTTAGAATATCTTGGTTGGTTTCGCCTAAGTGAAGATCTCCAAATATAACGGCCAAGGCTCCCATATCTGTATGATCATCAATAATACCATTGTCAATATGGAACATAAGATCATAGAATGATCCATCATCATCAGCCGTAACTTGTCTAATATGGAAAACATCTCCATCAAGCTCAACTATAACAAACCCAAGCGTGTGGTGGAACTCACCCTTCTTACCAGACTTAGTATCTGTATAGTTATCCACTGTAACTGATCCAGTTGTAACCAGTAGTTTGTGAGGATATCCATCAAGTATTGGGAGTGATTTAAGGTGAACCCTTGGATGCCCTATAATACATGACTCAAGACCAGTAAGCCCATTAAGACCAGACAACGGGGTAGATGCTGTAGGTTGAACCTTAACATCGGAAAGGATACAAAGGTTAGGATGTATCTTGTGTCTAGCTGCATCAAGGTATGGTATGACTCTTTCATGCCAAGTATTGTATAGGTCTTTCTCCTTATCTTTTGTCTGTTTATTAGTATTTACTGTTGTAGGATTTTTATAACGACCAGCAATTATTGATATTTCAGCATCTATATGTTTGGCATAAGCTTCAATATTAGCAAGGAACTGCTCATGAACATCTGTCTCGCTCTGAGCCCAGGAAATAATAAATCTTTGCTTTGAATGATCAAGAACCCTCTTTTTAGCCTCCTTAAATGCATCAGTCTCTTCAAGCTCAGCATCCCTTGTATTGTCTGTGATACCTTCAAGTTCTAACTTTCTCGACACAATCCTTCTAGCCGAGTCTGAGTATGGTATACCATTAGACTCGCATGCTATCCGAGTACTTTTAGTTATATTATTACCCTCTTGAATGAGTTTAATAATATCTTCTATAGGATATTTTTTCATTAGATTTCTTCTTTGTGTTGAATATCTTTCAACAGGTTGATTAAAAGTGATATATTCTTATTTAATTCTTCTGTATCGTTATCCATAAGACTCTCATAAATATTGTCAGAGTAAAGATTTATGGTTTCCATTACGTGGTTTACATACTTTTCCATTGTGTTGTTTTTTTACAAATGTAGAGATTAATCTCTATATATTGCATAAATTATTCATTTATTTTACTTTCTACAATAATAAAATGATCGTTATCACACCATTCATTAATTGCAGCGTCAATTCTTGACATAGGAAGATCCATCTTTCTTGACATATCGAGCCTGGTATTGTTAGAGTTTGACATAAAGAAGTCGATAATATTTATATTTCTCTTATGATACTTTTCCTTGAACGATACCTTATACTTGTATTTGCGTATTAGATCAGACTCAATATCTGTAAATATCCATCTATATCCAGTCTTCTCTATACCTAACGACTTAGCTCTTGCTACAATGCTTTCGTTAGTCATTCTTAATTCTTTTGCTAGGCTAACTGTTGTCTCCATATATTATACCTTTCTTGTCTTGAATACAAAATGCTTTGAATCCTTGCTTTATTAGTTCGTCTATCCTATGCTCTTGCAAAGGCTTTAGCGTATCATTATACTCCTTACACTCTATAAACGTAGCTACACCATCCTTAAGTGCTATAAGGTCTGGATATCCATTCTCGCTTAACTTGATAACGTTTAAAACGACATGACCAGTGGACTTGTAAGAGTTTATTATCTTGGTTTGAAACTTGCTACTCATTCTACTACCTTTATAAAGTTACCATTACTATCTGTTAAAATATTAAGCTTAAATTTACTATCAATATGAGCTAATATATTATTAAGGTCCACCATGTTAAATATCATTTTAAATGTATTTATATCTATGTGATTACTTGCGTTCTCAAGATAGTGTTTATAGAACCAATTAATATCGTATCTACCGTTGTTTCTCATTTTTATGTACTCTTCCATTTCTTAAAATAATTTAGGGTGAATGATTTTTTATTTGTTACAGCCTTATATATGCTTTTATCTAAAGTGTTTTTAGCAAAAAGCCAGTAGACCTTATTATGAGTTCTATTTATAGTAGTCATACGATCAATGGCTTGAAAAAAAGTGGTAGCTGAGAAGTCGATACTAAACATTACCAGATAGTCTGCCTTGCTAAGGTTGATTCCCTCTCTTCCACTAATGTACTGAAGGGCTATCCACTTGTCTGTGTTGTTGAACTCGTCAACATCTTGTGTCAAGTTTTCTGCACCAATTACTTGACGCAACATCTCAAGCTCTGCCTTGTATTTATAAAAGATACCAATCTTATTATCCTTAAACCTCCACTTAATATAGTCAGCCTTGGATGTGTCTATGACTTGATACGAGCCATCCTCGTGCTTGATCGTTCCAGATCCTAGCTGATGTATCTTCTGCTGCATTTTAACGGCTGTATCAGCTATTATAATGTTTCCACTGCTACCCTTAACTATCGAGTCCTTTTTAAGCCTTCTGATTATCTCATAGGTAATTGGCTTCATGTCGATCTCGATGATCTCCTCCTCTACGGATGTGGTGAAGTTAGCCTCTGCTTGAGTGAATGTTATCATGTATGGCTCGATAGCTTGTATTATCTTGTCATACTTAGCATTGGTATAATCCTTAACCACAGAGTATCCTATGTTCTTCATAAACACATCAACATAGTCAACAGCCCACTTATAGAACGTGGTATACTTAGAGAATGGTGATCTGTCTGAGATCTGGAACTGGTGGTATACTTGAGAATACGTTTCTGGAGAAATCGTACCTGATAGAAACATCATCGGCATCTTTCTGAACAACTTACGCACTATCTTCTGATACTTTCCTGGCTTTGGCATTGCCCCGTACTGGTGAGCTTCATCAAAAATAATGAAGTCATAGTTGGTATCCTCAAGCTTATGAACAGACTCCTTGTTGATTATCTTAAGCTCGTAAGTATACCCCATATTATCATAATCACCTTGTATGGATGAGAAGGCTTTGATCTTGGTTATAAACAAAACCCTCTTCGCTCCATACATCCTCGCAGTTTCTAGAGCCATGAGTGTCTTTCCACAACGTACGGCGACACATAAGTATACTAAACCTTTTTCTTTCAATATAGATAAAGATCTATTTGCTATATCAATCTGGTAATCACGTAGTTGGAACATAGTATTTTTTATTTATTTAAAGAAGTGAAAGATTGAGTTTAAAGTTATATAAGTAGACCATAAACAAAATAAAACACATGCAGTATACAATAATTTTTTTTGTTCTACGTTTTTTTTATACATATCTTCATAATCTCTTAATTTACAATTTAAAGAATATACTTCTCCTTCTTTTTCAACAATAGTAGCACTATTGTTTTTAATTGCTTCCTTTATTTTCTGTAATGCCTCATTTGTCTTTATGACTCTAAATTCTTCTTTAGAATCATAATTATTTAAATATAATACATTTCCTTTAAGCAACTCTTCTTGAAGCATACAAGATCTCTCTAAATCATTTATAATTCGTTTAAGCCTTTTGTTTTCTTTTTTATCCATAATTTTATTTATTTATATTAATTAAAAATTCCTATTAGTTTTTCAAAATCACGTTCTCTTTTATTCTCTTTTTCATAAAGTTTTTTGTATTTAGAAATAAAGTCTATAGCGTGTTGTTCCTCTAAAAAATATTTTACGTTTGTTGAAGGATAAGCTTCATTTGTTTTAATTAAATGAGGTTTCCATTTTCCTAATGAATATTCATCATCAGTAAAGACAACATAGTATGACCTAACATTTTCACATACTTCCCAATACTCAGGGTAGTTATTAATGTTTTTTTCATTTATCCCATAAATAGGTTTAGAATAACAATTTCCTTCTCTTCTATAATCTGAAGTTGATAATACGCTGTTTAATCTACAACTACCTGGATATTCTTTAATTAATTTATATTTCATAACTTTTTAATTTGTTTTTTAATTTTTCAATTTGTCTTTTTAAAATTTCAATTTCATTTTTATAAGACTCTTTAGGTACAAATTCATTACCTACATCATCTATAAATATATTAGAACCTCCATTTTCTGTCCATATAAGATATTCAGATTTTTTTAAATTAGTTTTACTTAAATTAACTTGAATATCATTTTGTCTTTTCAACGCTTCAATTAAACTCATATATTTATTCGGTTATTAAAATTGGTTCAGCACCTTCAGATATTTCTCCTTGTCTATTTACAACATCAATTAAATCATCAATTACAGTATCAGGTCCACATTCACAATAGGTGGTGTGACCGCAGTAGCACTTTGTTTTATCATCGTACAATCCAAGTTGTTCATCAGATCTCATCATATCTATAATGTTTTCTATTTGCTTACACTTATTACAAAATAACTCTTCAGTCTTAGGACCTGTAGATATTATAGTTCTACATCCATTGCAGAGCATAGCTCCTCTACCATTATTAAACTTATGTATTGGATTCATCTTTATCAGTTATAATTTTATACCCAGTGTCAATCTTTTTAAAGTCCTTAACTACATATCCTTTAAATCCAAAAGAATCAAGAGCCATTCCCCTTGATATGTAGGGACCTCCCGATGGATCTGCCATATCTATCTCGTTATCTAAAGACTTAACTAATGGAGAGTATAGCTTCGCTAGTGAGGTATAGTCGTCATCCTTATACTCATGAACCAATACTTTGAACTCTTCTAAAGATATATTACTATCTGCATGATCGTCTAGGTAAGTCTTGTAAGCTAGAGTATAGTCGTTTGGATAACCTACTCTACAATACTCAAAGTTTCCTTCCCATAGTATGTCGTGGTTCTCGTCTTTAGTGAATGTAAATACATCACCATATCTGTTTTTATATGTTTTCATAGTTTCTCTACATCTAATTTCATTTGTTTATAATCCTCAATCGTGTGTCTGTTTTGCCATTGGTGTTCTTCTAATGCTTTAATAACTTCATCTATTGCTATTAGCGTACATTGTTTGGCAGTATATTCATCAATTATTCCTTGATAACAGAATAACATTTTTTCATATAACTTTATAGTAGTTTCCATTTATCTTTTAAAATTAAATCGTAATAATCTATAGTTTCTTTTGTACCATCTGAATGATGAGTGGTCCAAGTCTGTGATGCTTCTTTCCTACATTGAGCTATTCTTTCTGCTGTAGTGATGGATTTATCCGTCTCTCTTGTGTAATACAACCAGCTCTCCCAATAATGGTCTAGGTGTGGAGCTTCAAACACAATAGCTATCTGCCATTTAAAGAATACAAAACTAATCATTGGACTCCATTCAAATCTATAGTTATCATACTTGGTCTTCCAACCTAACGATACAAAGTCAAAACCTATCTTCTTAGGAACTGCATATAAATAACTTTTCTTTTGCTCATAGAGTTCATCATAAGATTTTATAGTTCTTGAATAATTAGGATTAAGTTCATTATATCCTTTCTCTTTCTCTATATATTTTAAAACTGCTTCGTGAATTAATTTAGGTGTACCCTTAATCCATTTTCTAGGAAAGAAGTATGGAGTACCTAATGCTATCTTACCACAATACCACTTTAACTTCAATGGTTTAAATGGAGAGTTGTATGCTCTAAGGTAATCAAACCCTTTAATGAAATATTTTATTTTATTTTTCATCCTTGTCCTTTTTTAATTAAATAATACCATAACCATATTAACTTCTCTCTTAGTAATTCATATAATGCTATTAATATTATATACTTCATTTCTTAAATGTTTTTACTATTCCTGGTCCTAAGGCGTATCCTATCAATATGCCTACTATAAATATAACTGTGTTTTCTATCATTTGCTTCTGTATCTAAGTTTGTATTTATTCCTTCTTCTCTTCTTTTTCTTAGGTTTAAATAACCTATTGAATAGTTCTATTAAATATCTCATGATACTAACTCATCTATATTAATATTGTAGTCTTCAAGTATATCAGATATACCTTCAGCGAATGATTCTATTCCATCAAAAACATTTAATGTATCATCTGTAATCATCTCAAACCTATCATCAAGTTTTTTTCTTAATTTTAATATGTCCCATATTGCTAATGCCATATCGAGTGATTTAGTGCATCTCAAAAACTCTTGCCTATCGTCAGAGTCTGTTGTATCAAATATTAGTTTTGCTTTCATAATCCTTTCTCTTTTTTATAGATTTCTAATAATTGTTCATTATCCATTGTGAATAAACCTTTAAGTTCACCATTTTTGGACCACATGGATACTTTTCTACTTGGTGGTAATGTTTCTAACCAATCGGCAAACCCAATAGCAAATTCATCTGCTATTTCTTCACATTTTTCTACTTTATCCCAGTCAATATAAAATCCTAGAATTGAAAGTGGTACTAAAATTGTTTCAGCAAACTTTTCTTTTAATTTCATAACAATTCTATTTTTAATGTAAAGTTTAGTTTATCACATATCTCTTTAAGCTTATCTAGTGATAAGTCCATATTTCCCTTTAGCCATTGAGACATATTAGGTGTGTGTCCATTATAACCAAGTCTTATAAAAAACTCTTTTTGTGTACAATTACTCCTTTGAAATATATCCCATAGTATTTCATTTGCTATGTTCATAACATCTCCTTTTTAGTTACCACCTCGTACTTTGTATCCTTGTTAATCATTTTAAGCAGAATAAGTAACTGCTCTGCCTCACCATAGTCAATCCTGCCCTTCTCATTAAACTTAATTACTAATCCATTACCATCATCAACCACCTTCATAGCAATTCCTTTAGGGTTGGTCCATCCACCATTGTTGGAATACCTTAGTGTGTGTACGCCATCTTGTACATCATAATCATACTCGTAAATTTCGTCTACTATTATCATTTTATTTATCTTTTAAGTATTTATAAACCTTTGGCAATACATCCATTGCCTTCTGTATGTTCTTGTAGTAAATTGTTCCTACATTCTCCTTAGAGTAGTACTCTATACCAGTCAATCTATCGTAATGATAGTCCTTACCCAATGAGGATATACCTCCCTTGCGTATGGCGATATATGCTCCGCTACCATAGGGCTTAAGGTATACCTGCCAGTCATTCTCGATGCACCATCTAAAGTTGTCCACTGTACTCATAGCTCTCTACTTCTTTAGTCGTCTGTTCTTGTTTCCTAAACCTCCAAGTGGCGAAGCACCCCTCCATGCTCCTATCAATAAGCTTGAAGTATCTAGAGGGATTGTGCAGCTCCTCAAGTCTAACCCCAACAACAAAGTCAGAATCAACTATATCTCTTATGGTATAGATCCTACCCTTGACCACCCAGTTTGGCATGTCGTTATTAAGCTCCTCAGCAGTGTGTGGTTGCTTGCTAGCATCGATACATACAATCTTATTCCCTATCTCCATTCTCGTAGATTTTTAATAGTTCTTTAATTGATAAAGTTCCCATATCTTCAGTTGTCAAGGTATCTAAATATTCTCCAAATCCTATAGAAAACTCTCTCACAAACTGTTCTTGCAGATCAATCTTATCGGAGTTCCAAGTCTCTTGGTTTATATCCATTAGTCTCTCTCGTATCATTAGAATAGCATTTCGTTATTATTATGTGTCTCCCCGTCCTTCTCGATGAACTTGATCCATCTGCCGTTGTTATCTCTACCCTCAAGAGGTGTTACACCAGTCTTATATAATCCAAAAGCTATAAGCCACTTGTAGAATATGGTCCTACTTATTGTCATCTTAGCCTTTGGAGCAAAGTCTGGATTGTCTTGAATAAAGTCAATATATAGGTCTTGCTTGTATATAAGCTCACCATTTCTTAGCTTGTCATTATGAGGTACTCCATCTATCATACCACACCACTCGATAAACTCATGGCATGTCTCAGCAGATAGCTTACGGATCTTAAGGTTAACAAACTCACTCTTAACAAGTCCAGTGCTTAGGTAAGCCTTAAGGTTGTTGATCATGTAGTTGTCAAACTTACACCACTCCTCCTCATCCCAGTCATTGAATAGCATATATCCAAACTCTATTTCAGGAGTGAACTCCTTGCTATAGAACTGCTTAAACTCCAGCTCCCACTTACGTCTCTCGAATGAGTTACCCTTACCCTTGATAGCATAGTTGGTTGTAATAACAATCTTTGGAGAACGATTAAAAGGTAATTTAATAGCGTCCTTGTTCTTTTTCTCTGTTGTTATACCTTCTGTAATAACACTGAATAACCTCTCGAAGTCAAAGTGTTTCTTTACGTCATCAAAGCAAAGTACTTGAGTACCTACGTTTACATCAGAATAATTAAACTGTTTATCAAAAGTAAATGCCTTACCATCTATTGTTACTGCTCTTTTTATTTTACTAATAGCGTTAACAAACAGCCCCTTGCCAGTCCCACCCTCTGGGTTATCTGATATAACCTCATCATTAAGAATTATCGCTGGGCAGTAGGATGGTTTCTTGTACCCATGCATAAGAAAACCTATGGTGCTCTGCATCGACTTAACCCTCTGAGGATCATCACCTGATACATTTGATATAAATACTGAGAAGTCACAATCCATAACATCACATACTGCAAAGTCTCTATCCACGACCTGATCCTTCCAGATGTAACCACCTAGATCGATATAGTCAATAATGTTAACGCTATCTTTTGTAACCATCACAGCACAGTTATTATAGTAAAGGTAAGCCGTATTCGCATCGTCCTCAACGAAGTAAATATCAACTGACGAAAGCAAAGATAGGAAATCTTCTTTGAAAAAACGTGTTTTATCTGCAAAATAATTATAAACAGACAGATCCTCAGTGTTTTCAAGGTACTTAAGCACAAAATCTTTAATCTCTCCCTCCGATGTGTTGTCAATAAGGTTGTTTGTAACCTTAACAAACACAAAAGTCTTGGTGTTCTCTGGGTAGAACTTATAGAACCCATTATCCTCAAGGAACTCCTTGAACAGATAGTGAACTATATTGATCGCTCCCTTATCACTCTTGGTCCAGAACCGTTTCACATCGCTATCGACCTGCTCTAGGACCGAGTCAATGATCGACTCGTCTATGTCAGACATTTCGTTCTTAAGCTGCTTGGCTGTCGATCCCGACTTTACCTTTTGCCTGAGCTGTGACATACGACCATTATCCTCATAGTACTTTGTTCCGAACTTATGGGTATGGCTGTATGCCGAATTTATGGTTGTCTTAATCTCTAATAATGGGAAGTCTATAGACTCGAACTGCCCCATGATATATTCTGCCAGTGATTTATTAATTCCATAATCATTAAACGCAGCAGCAAGTATGTACACGTTGTGGTTACGCTCACCATCAATGAGTCCGTAACGCTTTGTCCACCAAGACATTAGTATGTCAACGATCTTGTTCTCATTTGTGATTGGTATTGTAGGAACCGATGTGGCTCTGTCCATCTCCTTGTACTCAGTCTTGTCAATGGTATCCCAGATCACTGAGTCATTGTTGATGTATATGTTCTTATCATAAGACTCGTAGCAAACCCTTGATATGTTCTTAGATGTCTTATCGAAGTACTCAGAATTGAAATGGTTCTGTAGTGAGTTGAAGTAGTTAACATGGTTCTCTATATCAGCTGGAACCTTCACAAGAACCTTTAGCCCATCGCCAGATGGAGATACGAATACAGAGTAAACATACTGATCATTAGATAGATTTTTCTTCTGATCTAGCATTGCCTTCTTGCTTGGGTATCCATCAAAGTCTAGACATATAATACCACTATGCTCAGCGATAGCGTTATCGGCTCTCTTGGTGAATGTTCCAGAGAAACAGATAGCAGGAAGTTCCTTCTTGATCTCGTTACGAGAAGACTTATCCTGCTCCTGCTGGATGCGTTCAACGATTTCCTTGCTAGATCCAGTCTGTATTCTGTTAAGCACCACATCTATATGTCTATAGAATGGTGTTGATGTGTCTCTGATATTCTTAAATATTGTTATCATTTGTTTCTCATTTCGTTTATTGGTAATAATAATTCTTCATAACCACTTATGCTATCTCCAATATATTCGTGGCAGTAAGATGCTCTTTCTAATCTATTTCTTGCTGATGTATCAGATGAACTACTTGATTTGTGTCTTATCTTATTATTCATTGCCGTTCCTCTCCAAAATTTACTTTTATTTCTATAAATACCTAGTGCTGGATTAATTGTTTTTGTAAAGCATAGTCCACCTTGATTCTTTATAATAGCACATGCAAACTCAGATAATTTAACCCCTAATCCCATTCCTTGAAAATCTGGTAATATAACAGTTCTACTTAAAGCAAATCCATTTTGGCAACCCTTTCTTGGCTGATTAATTATAGCTACTATACCAACTGGCTTATCATTCCATTCAAACAATAAAAACTTACAACTTTTATTCACATCTTCCGTTAGATAATGATGTTTTTTGAAGAAGTCCCAAGTTTCAACCTCGACTCTACTAACTTGTAATGAGATTTCTGGTCGCCTTCGATAGTCACACCTTTCGAGTGTGCCTCCCTTTTGTGGTGAACATGTCCAATCTGGCATTAACCATTCTAATATATCATAATGACAAGATGAAACTATAATTCTTTTATTTTCTCTACGAATATATTTCTGCAATGCAAAACTCATAGCCTTTGCCACATCTCTATCTACTACAGAGGTATACTCATCAATTAAAATAACTTCTCCATCCTTAGCTGATGAAACCAAATATGCTAATATGGCTCTATATTGTTCCCCATTACTTAGTGTATGAAATGGTCTTAACCAAGTAGGAACAGATGATAAACCCATTGATGTAAGTACCAACGTAGCATCTTTTGGATCTAGCCAATCAAAGTTGCTTATTAATGGTTTATCTTGATCAAATTTAGGTTGTTTTAGTTCACCACATTTTTTAAGTATAGTAGTTTTTCCACTTCCAGATCCACCTAGAATAACTCCAATATTCCAATCAAAGTTTTTTGCTTCACCTAAATTCATAGACACAGAAACACAAGTTTCTTCTTTGTTCTGAATATCAAATGCTTCATACACATACTCAGTGTACTTATCATTTATAATCTTAGATTTTAATTCAATTTCCATCTTGTATCAGTTGTTTAATACGTTGTTGTTTGTTTCTTAGAAGTATTCCTATAGCTTCCAGCACTATTGTGTCTGGCATCTTTACAGAGAATCCTATAGTGTTAGGTTCTTTTATTGCGTATGCAAAACTAGTCATTGTTGACACCCAGTTGCTAAGATTTTCCTTCTCTGTCTCAAGTTCAATATCCACAGATACCCAAGCACCTACTTGATTGTCAAGCATATACTCAGCTATCTTATTCATGTCGTCTATATCGTCTTGAGCCTCCTTAATTTTTTGGTACCTCTCAGAGATTCTCTGCATGTCGTTTAGGTTCATACTATAGCATATATTATTGTTATTATTAGTGAGATAAAAATTGTCCAAGCACTTATCTCTATCATTATTCTTTCTTTTTTATATTGTTTCATAACTTACTTAGATCTTGTTTTAATCGTTCAATAAATGTTTCTTCTCCATCATCACCAGATAGTAGCCAATCAATTCGTTGAGCATATACATAGGCTTTCCTTAGTATCTCAACACCTTCCTTAAACTTCTCAATGATTTCGTCTGGATGCTTGTACCAGTTTAGATCTTCTGGGTATTTCTCATACCACTCGTCATTTCTCCAGCCTTCATTCTTTAGTTCTTCTCTTGTTTTAGCACGACCATTGCGTTCTATCTCTTTTTCAATCTCATCAGCGATCATCGTGATGTTGTATTGCGTGTACTCAAATGCTCCTCCACTCATAATTTAATTGTGTAATTAAAGTCTAATAATAAATGTAGTATAACGAAGTATATGCCGCTTGCTATAATTGTAAATAAAGTTGATATAAGAAAAACAAATTCAAAAAAATAATCTTCATATTTATTCCATGTTTCTTTATGAACCTTATATATTCTTTTAAATATAAATATATATATTATTACTATAGGTAGTAAATAGTAAAGAAATTTTGTTAAGTCTATTGTTATTGTCTTCATAATTCTTAAGGTTTAAAAAGCCCCTCGTGAAAGGGGCTTGGTTAATTTTAGAATGGAAGTCCGTCTTGTACCTCTTCTTGTTTAGTAGGTGCCTGAGGCTGTCCTTGTTGCTTTGGTTCAAAAGTATCAAGCTCCATGTAGTGCTTGCCTTCTTTCGAAGTTTTTACCTGCAAATTCACCCATCCGTTCTTGTCGTGCTTTCTTAAAAATGCCGATGCATCCTCCACCTTAATACTAATGTTTCCCACCACGAAGTCAGGTGCTTTCTCGCTTCTTTTAAAGATAAATCCATCTGCAAAAATTTTGTCCATAATACATTTAATTTTAATTGTTAATAATTACTCCTCGTGTGAGGTCACTGATCAGTAGTTGTGTTGGTCAAGTGGTGGGTAATGCTCCCACGACCTTCAGGGTTAATTACTTCCTAATGTTCTAACTAACTGAACTACACTTGACTTATTCCAACCTTGGTCTTTCAGGGTTACTGGTTTGTGAATACTACTATTAACCCTTTTTCGTTTTTATACATCACCTAACAGCGAGCATTGGAATTATCTTCGCAAATATAATAAATTAAAGTGTATCTTGTACAAAATAATTGTTTATTTCTTCAGTTTTATTTTTACCGAAGAACTTATTGTACACCTCACACGCTTGCTCGACCTTATTCTTACCTCCCATAACGAAGTCCTCTGAAGGTTCAAACACTCCTAATTCTTTAGTGGTACTATCTATTACATAAAAAACCAATGGTTTGTCAAACAAGTGTTGGTAAATATAACATTGACTATCATAATTATATTTCTTAGCTGACCATTTGAAATCTTTAATGCTAGACGTGGTTTTAATATCAATTAAAATTTCATCTGTAACTATATCTGCCTTACCTTTAAATGGTAAACCGAATAACTCACCAATAGCTGGCTCTTCGTATATGTTACCATTTCTATATATATTCTCGTAAAAATGAAAATTAGATTTTATAGTTTTAACCATTTCCTCGACATCATCTACCTCATTCTTTAGCAATAATATATCCTTACCGCTCTTAGAAACCGCATCTTTGTAGATATTCGTAGATCTTGTAGAAGCCTCAACAACTTCAAAATCTATTAGTTTATGAGGTTCTAAAATAGCCGTGTGAAAATAACTTCCTCTAAGCATAGGGACTGTAGGAGTTTGTTTAATTCCAAACATTTTTGGGTTTGACAATAATACACCTACAGCACTATTAGATAGAAATTTATTACCGAAATCACCATAATAAGATTCGTCTTTTCTTAATTCTTCAATTGTATTTTTCATATTTTATTTGATTTTTTAATGTTATCTATCGCCCAAAGTGGTTGAAAGTTTGTATAATGGTTTAATTTAATTAATTCATCTTCGTTTTTAGCTAAAGATACAGGGTATATATGGTCTAAATGCCATTCACCTTGATTTTCCCAAGACATTCCTTCTGTAAATTGGTTTTCTAAATGAAGTTTAAATTCTTCAAATGTGCATCCAAGGATTTGGTATGTTTTAGATTTTTTAGAATAACCTTGTTTTTTTATTGAAATATAAATTAAATTATATGTGTTGCATTTTAATTTAAATAAAGGATCAATTAATTTTCTTTTTGCCTGATTTTTATTCCTTTTTTCTTTATTTTTTAAAGCGTAATTCTTTGTATTAAGTATAATTTTTTCTTTATTCTTTAAATAATAATCTTTTTGTTTTTGCTTTATTATTTCATTATTTTTATCTCGATATGATAGACCGTACTCTTTTATTCTATCTGTATTATTGTAATAGTATTCTTTCTTTTTTTTATTTAAAATATCTCTATTTTTTAGAGTATATATTTTTTTATTTTCTTTTATTTTATCTGTATTTTTTGCTCTATATTCTTTTTGATTTTTACTTATTTCATCTTTATTTTTAATACGATATATCTTTTGTTTTTCTGAAATAATATTTTTGTTTTCGTTTCTATAATCTTTTAAACATTTTTTACATTTATACTGAAGTCCTGTTTTAGGTTCATTACCTTTATTAAATTCAGTTAATTCTTTCTCTACCTTACACTTTGTACAAACTTTCATATAAAACAAAATCCCATCAATTCGGCAGTAATGTGAGACGTGCCTCCTTGACAGGATTGTTTAATGTTTTAGACTGTAATGCGTCTCACTTCATTACTCCTGCAAATATACAAAAAAAATCATAATCTTTTTAGTATGTTTTTAGGTTCTAGCCTATGTTTAATTAATAGATGGTCTACGGCCAAGGCCGCTTCGCGTTCCGTGTGGTAGTCCTTGATGTACTTCTTGTTGTCTATCTGTATCCTCATACGAAACATTTCGTACCCGTTATGGGAGCAAAGATACACATGCTGGTATCTTTCGCTCCTTCCCTTGTGCTTATATTGTATTTGTGGCATAGCTCTTAATTACGTTTAATGTCTGTTCATACACCTTTAACATCTCATCTAGTTCGCCTATCTGTTCTTGTTTTAGCTTGGCATACTTCTGCAAGGCAAACACATAGTTTGGATAGTACCACTTGTCGATGAACTCAATCACCTCTCCGTTCTTCTTTGTCTTATGACAAGTCTTATTCAGTACAACCCCCGAATAACTATCAGGGGTTAAATAAAAATCTTTATCTAGTTGTTTCATGTCTTTACTTTAATAGGTCACCAAGGCTTTTCTTAACACTTGTTGATAGGTTATACTTAATGCTTAGGTTCTTAACGATAGATGCTAGGTCTAGCTTTGTTTTGTTGGCTGTAACATATGCAACAACGCCAGCCCAATTGGAATCATTCACAGCCAAATCTATCTTTGAAGTAGGGGTTTTGGCTGACTTCACCGTGTCGATTAGATCACTTCCATGCCAAAGAGAAAGCCCCAACCCGTGCATCGCAATAGCCTTAGTCATAGACCTTTGTATGGTTTTAGTAACCTCAAACGAGGTAATGTCCTCAATCTTAATTGACTTGTTATTGTAGCTCATAATTGGAAGGTAGTCGATATGCTCTATGCCATCAACTATAACGCCCACCTTTACATATGCTGTCTTGTGGTCAGTGAAATAGTTAAGACCTGTTAGGCTATCCTCGTACACAATTCTCTGTGCTGTCGGATAGTTCTGCTTTAGCATTGACCATGCGTTACTCCAGCTTAGGTAGTCTTGGTTACCTTTCTTTACAATCTTTGACTTTACGTCAACCTCTGATAATCTTTTAAATACGTTTTCCATTGTTTTCTATTTGTAATAATTTAAGTGTTTCTGTAAATCTGTTCATCAAATCGTTTCTAGTCTCTTTTAAGGCTTGATAATGCCTTCCGTTCTTCCTAGTGTTGATCTCTGTAATTATCTTCTTGGATAGCCTCTCTAATGACCTCCTGTAATTACTTATGGCCATCGTGTAGCACCCAACTCTCCAACCACGAAGTAAAAACAACTCGTACTGCTCTTTTGTCAACTCCTTGTAGAAGTCGTTAGCGAACTTTGTGTTGTATATCTTTATATGTTCGTTCTTGTTCTCAATCTTTATACCCTTTCGGATGTACGATACTGACTCATTTGTAGCAAGCCGTGTACTCAACACATCATTCTGTGCCTCGTTCCATATATTTCTCATATTGTTAAATTTAAAATTAAGCCGTTACTCTCCACGGCAAAAGTCACGCATACAATAATTTACTGACTTATGAATAACATCCACCAACCAATATCAGCAGTGATACGACCATTATTGCGACCTACATTGTAGCGTTTACAAGGATTCTTTATTTGATTGGTGTTTATATGTTTTCTCTATCTCTAATGCCTCTGCAACATACTGCGATAAGTCGACGTGTGACTTGTAAGCGTTTATATACTCAATTCTTGGCTCATCAATCCATTCTCCTTCGCTGTCAGTGTATACCTCATTCTCTACAAGTATCTTATCTACCAACCATTCTACTGCTGTCATTTTATTTTTTATATATTTCTCGTTTTATAATTTTACTTTGTTGCTCTTTGTTGTCATCATCTATATGATATTGCATATATTCTTCAGCTTCATTTAAAGTAGAAAAACCAACATTATGTAAACTCATTGACATATCTCTTATTTCAGCAAGATATATCCAAAAAAAGAATAAAAATTTCTTTTGAACATAGTAACATTTTTTACCACTCACTTCTGTTTTAATAACAATTCTATATTTCATAATCCTTTCTCTTTTTTATAAAGTTCTAATAGTTCTTTTGTAGTATAGCTATTTTTTAAATAAACACCATCTTGCTTCCAATCACCTACCTCACTTATAAATTTATCTTTCCACTCTGTAAATTCAATAGCAAATTCATCTGCTATTTGTTCACATGCATTAGCATTTCTTAATGCCCAATTTCTATCAGTACAATCATCTTGTAAGTCCATCCAATCTACAAATGGTAAAAACTTTTCTTTTAATGTCATAACAATTCTATTTTTAATGTAAAGTTTAATGTATCACAGAACTTCTTTAATAAGTTCAAAGATAAGTCTGTATTTCCTGAGAGCCATTGAGACATATTAGGAGTGTGTGTTCTATAGCCAAGTCTTATACAAAACTCTGTTTGTGTACAATTACTCCTTTGAAACATATCCCATAGTATTTCATTTGCTATGTTCATCTTATTTCTTTTTAATTTGTTTCTTTACATTCAATTTTATCAAAATTTGTATTAAAAATTTCTGATATTGAATCTTGTGTAAATCCTTCAATTTCTAATGCTAATATAAAAGAATTTCTAATTGCATAAGAAAAAATAACGTCTTTTAAATCAATTGTAATTTCTGGTTGTTGCTCGTTTCTTTTTACTATTATTTTCATAATCTTATTTGTTTTTATATTGATTATACAACCATTCTTCATAAGTAGTACATCCATCATATTCATAACAGCCACAATACATTGATGTTTGTCCTGCTTTATATGCTTCTTTTGCAGAAGTATTAGAAGATAAGAATAGTTGCTTCTTCTCTATTTCTTTGGCTTGATTAAGTATTTCATCATATAAAATACCATCTCCTTTCATTTCAAACTTTTCATAAAGTTCATTTGCTAACCATTCTACTGCTGTTGGTATACTATTCTCCATAAGGCAATTCTGTTATTGATGTTATACGTTTGTACTGCTTGTCAAATATAAGCAATGCCTCAGCTATTGAGTCAGCCTCTACTATCGTCTCTAAGTCTACGCACTCGTCGTTATGCTCCGCGTAGTACTCTATTAAATACCTTCTCATTATGTTAGTGCATTATTATACACACGTCTGTATGCCTCGGACATTCTCTCATTGTCCGCGTAGTGTATTGTTTTTACTCTCTTTAGCATCCACTTCTCAAAGCGGAGCATCTCTCTTGTTGCTTTCTTCTCCATCGTATAATCGTTTTATGTATAAGTTAGTGTTAAATGACATCATCTCTAATGCCTCATTGTTAGTATCGTAATAGTCTTTAGGGAACCATATATCTATAAGGCCGTGTCCCAACATAAGATGCTTGAATCTTGGCACAAAGAACATATTGGTGCCGTTATATAGTGTGAAAGACTTATCTCCTATCTGACGGCTGTAAAGCATTAGCGTTAATCTCTTCATGTACTCGCTTAAGTATGTTAATAATAAATGTATTGTCAGGATGCATCACCTCCATAAAGGTAATTACTAGCTCTAAATCGTCATGCATAGTACTAAGTTTTTAAGTGTTAGCTCTCTCTTAAGCTCTGACTTGGATTGCACCCAACTCAAGCCGTTTTGTTCTTGTCTGTCTCTCGCTATGATACCGAATATCCTAGCATGTCTCTGCATACGCATCACCTCTGCTTGGATGCATACCTTTTTAGTTCTTGGTCTCATAGTCCTAGATGTTTTTCAATTCTACTCAGCCTGTCCTCTATGGTATCCTCTAGTATTGGGGTTGCCCAAACGCCACATTTGTAAACTTTTCCGTATTTCGACCAAAGTACGTCTCTTGAATAATCGTAAACCTCCGAGAACTCACAATCTCTATACAACTTTTTACCCGACACGGAAGTAATAGGTTTGTTCCAAACCCCACGTCTTACAGCCTCAGACATTAGAAGCTTCTCTAACTCATCATCTGTAGCTAGCCTTACAATGTCATTACTATACATTCTGTACAGGTTCTCGTTGTTATATACCTCCGTCCACTCTCCGTGATGATTAAATCCAAACGTGTACTTCATTCCTTCTTCTTGTAAAAAAACAATAGCATCATTAAGCGATGGATTTCTTACTACATACCATCTGTGTGTCTCTAGTTGTTTAGGAAACCAATTCTTTAAGTCTGCCAATATAAGTTGGTTTGACTCGTTTTTCGAGTTTTCAATTAATTGTAAAATCTGATCTTCTGTAATATTAAATGTTCTCATATATTATTTAGTTAAAGTTTATACGCATCTGTGTGTGTTCCAATACCTGTGCTGTCTGCTACATGCTGAGCCACAGCTTTCCATTGTTGTAACTACTAGCAGTAGCAATACAATCATTTTTACTCTATGAAGGTTAACAAAGATAACCGATAGTAAGGCAGTACAAATTATTATTATAACTGCTATAGTGTTTTTTAATCTAGTCATAAATTCCAAAGCTTAAATGGTTAGGTGTGTTTGTTATCATTCCAATCACTAACATAGCAAACCCAAATAGGAATAATGTTGTTAGTGTTATCTGTACAATCTGTTCTGTTCGTTTCATTATAGTTTTATGTTTTTAGTGTATTCGTAATATTTATCATAAAGGTCATCGTGGTAAGCTATCTTGTCCTCTAGGTCGAAGTTGTTATGCCACTCATCTTGTAGTTCGTCCTTGATAAGACGCGAGTCGTGTCCGAAGATGCCCTTATAGTCTACTTGGCCAAAATGAATCTCATTCAAGGCCTCTGCAGGAAGTTCGCAATACCAATTCAATAGGTACGTCTCTAGGTTAATTGTTAAGTTTTTCATAGTGTGTTAAGATTTTCGTTTGTTGCTACTAGGTTAATGTGCTCGTGTGATGATTACTCTCATACTATTTTATATTAGTTTTAAACGTTCTACTTCAATCTCGAAAAAATCACCGTCTCCGTCCTCAACAACTGCATTGCCACTATCACGAAAACCTACAATCACACCAACAAAACTATGATTATGAATATCACTATCATTCGGGTCGGGTACTTCGACACTCTCACCAATTGAAAATGTTTCTTTTCTATTCAATCCATTTTCTTGTGCGTGATAATTAATAGCAAACCAAATCCGCTCCATTGTAGCTTCATTGTTTAATGCACCGTCCAATACGTCCTGTGCTTCTTCTTCCGTACACTCGAAATTGTTCTGCACGTCGCTCACGTGCCAAAGGTTATCCACGAAATATCCTTCGCTTCTTAATAATTGTTTTGCTTCTGCTATAGTCATAATTAAATTGTTTTGTGTCGACATGACGTTTTTTTGTGTCATATTCTATTATATATATATTCTTTATTTATTATTATTTTTTTTTACGTAAAAGTAGAAGAAAAATCGTCGTAACGACACTAATCTGTTTAACTAGTTGAAACCTAAAGGTTTAAACTATGACAAACTTTTTAAAAAACGACACGGCTACGACGATTATCGACACTAAATGCTTAAATAGTACTCTTCTAGTTCTTTCTTACTACAAGTATCAAAACCAAAATGATTAAGAAATGAATTTATGTGTCTCATAGTTGTATTCGAATACAAACCAAAAACTTCCATTTTGTTATTCAAATGGTCGTATTTCGCCACTATAGTATCATAGCTTTTTAATAAAGATATATTATTCTCTGTCTCTATACTAGCTTTGCCGTAGAAACTTTTTTGTGTTAATGGTCTCATATTGTTTTAAAGTATTGGTTATTAAATTTGTTTCGCGTACCCTTGTGGCTTTGGTTATATGCAAGCACGTCCATTGACTCAGTACTTACTGCAATGCACTCCTGAGTCATTACTGAGGCAAGATTTTCAAAGTCGGATAGTATCTTTGAGTCTCTGTTATACTTGTACTCAAACAAACCTACAAACGTTTCCTCAGGATGACCTTCGTACTCTGAACTGACTATTTGATAAGCCATCAAACGATAGCTTGAATCACTCGCCATTCTATCTATTACCTGCTCTGCCGTGTATGGGTTATTATTTAACCCGATGTTGATTGTTAGTGTTCTCATAATTAAAATGTGTTTTGTGTCGGTTCGACATGGTTAGTAATGTAATCGTTTAGTCTCTCTATGCTATCCGCATGGTAGGTGGTGCCCTGCACCTTTGCCGTGTACATGGTACGTGTTACTCTTGTGTAACTTGTCTGTGTGTAGGTTCTAATTTCCAAAGATATAATCTATAAGAGTTAATAATTGGCTTAGTACTATTACTGCTATAAGCAGGAAGGTGGCCAATATACAGCCACCTTGAATTTCGTTTCGTTTCATGATATAAAGTGTTTCGTCGTTCTGCGACTCATCAGCATGAGTAACACACTCATGGACACTGTCGTTAACAAAAGAATTGTAAGCACGTCACAATCGTTCTGTTAACCTGAGCCAAGCCTTCCGACCTGAAACCCGCAAACTAATGTTTTTAAACACGTCTGCCTGACTATGTATTTTGATGAAGCAAATGTATGTTGCTTTTTTCAATCTACCAAAACTTTAACAAAACTTTAACATTTGCTAAAGAAAATACTAGTTGTCAATTTTAATCTTCCATAAGTTATTGTTATCATTAACGCCCTCTTCCTTTATGTGACCTTATCCGTTTCCGAGTGGGTTTCTTTAATGTTTCCAAACCTAACCTGTTTGATTTATTCTACAACTAGTATTTCAAAGAACGTTGTCTCATTTTGACAGTACAAACATACGACGGCTATTTGACCTGTGCAAATTTTTAACAAAACTTTAACATTTCACTGGACTTAGCAGTTACTACCTTATTGACTTTGTAATAATATATGCTTACTCCTATATATAAAGAAGTTAAACGATTGTTTAATATTCGGGAAGATTATAAGGTTATAAGAATGTTGGGGAGTGTTATCCCCCGTCACAGCCCTTGAATACTCCTAAAACGCATTTTAAAGCCATTTCCACCACGATTATATTCTAAGACGATATAATATATCACCTCCTTCGAGTTCGTTGCTTAAACGCAAAACGCCAGTAAACATAAGGCTTTGCTTCTGCGATAAATCTATTGCTTGATAGGTTTTGTCTATCATTGTTTGTGTCTATAGTTGTCGAATATACTATATACCTATAAAACGCATTTTAAAGCGATTTAAGACACTTTTATGTCTCTGTCGTACTTAGATACCAATCCTTAGAGTTTGTTGAAAATCCAGTGGGGATAGGCTCTCGCGAGGTTTTTTACTAACGATTGTTAGTTTATGCCAATTTAGTATGCGTGCATAGTATTATACTGTCTGTTATATTATACCAATTACTTTGTTATACATAGTACTGACGGCTCGGTCAGTCACTCAAGGTTTATACCAACTACCTTGCATCGCATAGTACCGCACATCGCAATACTAACTAACGTTTGTTAGTCTCTCTCTCGCCATAGCATAGTACATTGCATAGCATAGTAGTGGGCACGGCCAAGCCATAGCACCAAGCCATAGCCATAGCACACGCGTTCACACAGACACCGACCTAGCCACGCCATAGCTAGGCTCCCGAAAAGCCAAAAAAACTAGAGGAAATGAACGATTTTGTACCCCCCGTAGCTGATTTGAAGTCGTTTTCTTTTGGAGCCCCGTCTCGCAGAATCGCCCTATAACCCCAACACTCTACATATCTAATATATTTATTACCTTTGCAGAAAATAAAATATAGCTATGGAAAAGAAAAAAGATTTGAATGGGTTAAAAGTTAAGGATGGAAGACTGTTAAATTATCAACCTGATGGTGAGAATTTGATCAAGAAAATCTCTAGAATGAAAAAAGAAATTCATATCAACGAGAAGGTAAACACCATTTTAAGAGCAGAGCAAATTAAGAAAATGTTCTAAAACGCGTTTTTACGACGATTATCGTCGCAGCGGTGTCGATTTTAAAAAAGTTTGTCATGGACTTTTCTGAGGATTGATAGGGGCTAACAAGGTTTAGTGTCGCTGCGACGTTTTTTTTCCTATTTTTACATAAAAAAAAATATATAAAATAATAAATATATATATAGTAGAATATGGGACTTTTTTTCGTCATAACGACACTAACTAAAAAAGATATGGAAATAGAATTAGAGATGTCACCTCAGTATTGTATGTTTGGATTTAACTTTTTTAATAGAGATAAGATGTTTGATTATAATGAAATCAATATCTACTTCTTTATCTTTAAACTTCACATAGCTTGGTAGCTGTTATTGTTATTATTGTTTTGGCATTCATACCAATTATTGAGGAGTTCAAAAAAAAATAAAACATTGGTAAAAATGTATTACATTTGCCAATAATAAATTAATCAAATCAAATGGAAAACTACATGTACTCCCCTAAGGAGTTAGTCTTCGACCAAGAAGGTCGTGAGCTATTAATAAATGGTATCACTACCATTGCAAAGGCTGTTAAGAGCACGTTGGGACCAAGAGGAAACACTGTTCTTATAGAGTCAAGGAACCACACACATGGAATCACGGTTACTAAGGATGGTGTAACGGTTGCTAAGAGCATTGACCTAGTCAACCCAGTTGAGAACCTAGCGGTTAAGATGATGAAGGAGGCTGCTGATCGTACAGCATCGAGTGCTGGAGATGGTACGACCACTGCTATTGTCTTGACAGAGGCTATTGTTAGGATCGGTATGGAGCTTCTAACAGAGAGACATAACGTTACTGAGGTTATTCGATATATGAACCTTGTAACTGATGAGGTGCTTGCTGACCTTAAGAGAATGAGTCGTAAGGTAAAAGGAAACACCTTGAGAGATGTTGCTGCTATATCTGCTAATAACGACAAAGAGCTTGGAAGGATTATCGCTGACGCGTACCAGAAGGTCGGAAGGGATGGTATTGTTACGATAGAGAACTCACAAACTGCTGACACATACTCTGAGGTGACCAACGGGATAAAGATAGCTAGAGGATACACGAGCAAGCTGTTCGTTAATGACTTTAAGAAGGACGAGTGCATCATGGATGATGTGTATGTCTTGGTCACAGACCAGGAGATAAGCAACATACTATCGATTGAGAATATTTTGAAGCCTATCATTAATGATAATAAGAAGCTTTTGATCATTGGGCCATGCACGAGCAATGTGGTTAACACGCTTGCAGCGAATGTGGCACAGAACAATCTTAAGCTTTGTAACATCATGCCACCACAGTTTGGGTACAAGCAACAGGAGCTTATGGCTGATATTGCATTGGCTGTTGGGGCGAAGTACTTCAGCGAGCAGACTGGAGATGACTTGAGTCTAATCAAGATGGAGCACCTTGGTAAGGCGGATAGGATCATTGTGGATAGAGATAAGACCGTTATAGTTAGATCAGAGATTGCAAACGACGAAATTAAGGAGCGAGTTGAGCAGCTGTGGGTGCAACATAACCTTTCCAAGAGAAAGTCCGAGAGAGAGGCTGTAAAGGAGCGTATCGCGTCCTTAACTGGTGGTGTTGGTGTTATATATGTTGGTGGTAACTCAGACATTGAGCAGAAGGAGAGATACGATAGAGTTGATGATGCTGTGTGTGCTGTAAGATCTGCACTAGAGGAGGGCATTCTGCCAGGTGGTGGTTTGGCTCTGTTCAATATCGCAGATAAGATAAGTGCACAAACAGACGAGACGTTTGATATGCTTAGTAACAATGAGTATGTTGCACGCCAGATAATGTCAAGAGCTATTGAGACTCCATTATTGCAGATCATAACTAATGCTGGTAAGGATGGATTCGAGATAATGGCATTGGCTGAGGGTGGTAACCATGGTTATGACGTTAAGCACGAGGTGTATGGTGACATGTTCAAGATGGGGATCATTGATCCGCTTAAGGTTACCAATAACGCGTTAAAGAACGCGGTGAGTGTTGCCACAACTATTTTAAGTACAAACGCAATTATAACAATAGCAAGAGCATAATGGGAAAAATAAATGTAATAGAAGTAGACATAAATAAAGTTATAATAGAAAAGGCTAGAAATGGCTATCAAGTATATTTAAGAGAATGGAATTATAATGGTCAAGCAACTCCAATTCCTTATGTTTTTGAAACCATGGGGGGTTTATTAGATTTTGTTAAAGAACAATTTGAAAACAATTAGATATGAAACCAATCGCAAAATATATTCTAGTAGATCCGATAGAGGAGCAACTGAAGACAGCATCTGGATTGATGCTGTCAGGTACAGACGCAGATGATATGCGTTATAAGAAAGCAACCGTTATAAAGGTTGGAACAGATGTATCTGTTATAAATGATGGGGACGTTATATACTATGACAAAAGGTCTGGATATAGTGTTTTAATAGAGGACAGACTCGTCACGATCATTCTTGAACGTGACGTTGTCGTTGTCTTATAGCATCATTCATTTTAATAATCATGCCTCTATACGATTTATACTGTGTAGAGGTATTTTTTTTGAATATAGGGTTCTTGTTAGGGTTCTCTGATATTACATCATCTCCGCTAAGCTTCTTGTAGAACGCGTTCATTATACGTTTTGCCTTGAATGATAGTGTGTAAAGATCTGACTCGGTTCTGGCATGACGTTCTCTCCATTTTATAACCCATCCATCTGTTACAAGTCCATTGAATCTCTCTATGTTCCATCCCATTATTTTCTGATAATCGTCAAAGTCTCGTCTAGTGAATAGGTTCTCTCCGTAAAGGAATAGTAGCATCTCAAGCTCTGCGTATTTTATACCGTAGGTTTCACGAACCCAGAACCGAACAACTCTGAAATATTTCAGCCAGTCATGTTCAGGTGTTCTACGATAGTAGGTTTTAGTTATAATCTTCTTGATTTTCATATAAATTTAATTATTATCTTTGCAAAGATAAATAAAAGAAAACTAAGATGACAAAAATAAGTGTTTACCCTTCGATATCTTCTCCACAAGGTGATGATATATTGATTGGAACTGATATACACCATTCAGATGCTACTAAGAATTTCATGATACAAGACATGTTCGCTATTGGTCTTGAGACAAGTGTTACTAAGCTTAAGATTTACGATCCTACACTGTACGGATATGGAGAGATGACTCTTGATAATAATAGACTTGAGATAAGAGGAGCTGCTTCGCCTAATCAAAAAGTACTTATAGCATCGAGTGCTACTGGATACATGTCATTTAAGAAAGATAATTTTGATGTTACGTTAGATGCGACAGCTAACACGGATAGCAGGACATATATTTTTCCTGACACTAATGGTCATATTGCATTAGTAGAAACTACTACATTACAACAAGTATTGGATAATGGTCACGATTTAGTTGATGGAAATAACTTTCAAGGGACAGGTGCTGGAGAGGGTAGCACTGGTACAAATGTTAATGCTTTTGGAAATAATGCAGGAATAAACAACACTGGAAGTAGTGTTAATGCATTTGGATTACAGTCTGCTTCTTACAATACTGGCGAAAGTGTAAATGCTTTAGGATCAAAATCTGTTCAAAGTAACACTGGGTATAATATAAATGCTTTTGGAACAGAAACAGCAAAAAACAATACAGGGAATAACATTAATGCATTTGGGGTATTTTCGGCTCAAGGTAACGCGGGAGATAATATTAATGCTTTTGGAAACAGTGCAGGTTCTGGGAATGGAATATCAGGAGCAACAATATTTTCAAATGATACAATGCCTTCATATTTAGATTATGCTACTGCTTCTACTGCTATAACCATAGCTAACGGAGGTTCTACAAATTGCACATACTTATACCACGATCAAACAACAAACTCAATAGGGGCTGTAAGGCTATAATTATGTTAAAAAAAGGAAGTTCCAAGAAGGTTATATCTGAGAATATTAAGACAGAGATTAAGTCTGGCAAGCCTCAGAAGCAAGCAATTGCAATCGCACTTTCTAACGCTAAGAAGTACGAAGGAAAGTCATCCATGAATGGTAAAATGTCTTACCTTAAAGGAAACGTAAAGAAATGAAGACAGCTGCTTGGACAAGAAAAGAAGGTAAGGATGCTAAGGGTGGATTAAATGCAAAGGGAGTTGCTAGTTATAAAGATGAACACCCTGGTAATAAGATTAAACCATTATACAAATTTACAGCCATTATGGGCTTTAGATAATTTGAGTAAAGGTTTAAAAATATTAAATTAAACATAAAACTAAAACAAAATGAAAGAAAAAAAAGGAATGGGGTTCAAGGCTGCTGCTGTAGCTATCTCAAAGAAACAAGGAGTACCAATGAAGAACGCGTCAGCTATATTAGCTGCTGGAGCAAGATCTGCATCACCTGCTGCAAAGAAAGCTAATCCTAACCTTAAAAAAGTAGTAAAGAAATAATGAAAAACTTTATGACCGTAATGTCTGGTGGTGGTTTAAAAACTAAATCAACCATAATGAACAAACACCTATCTATGGAGACTAAGACTGGTAAAGAATCATCTGAGAGCCCTAAAGAGATGGCTAAAGAAAGAGCTGTATCTAACGTTAAAATGTTGATTGCTAAAAAAAGAAAATAATGAAACTAGGAGATAGAATTGAGAGCGTAACTAAGGCTACAGGAATTAAAGCTGCTGTTGATTATGTTGCTAAAAAAACAGGAAAAGACTGTGGATGTTCTAAAAGAAAAGAAGCTTTGAATAATCCAAATTTATTAATAAACAAAATATTATAAAAACATGCAATATTTAAAAACGCATTACGGTAGAGCCACTCCAATTATTCAAAGCGATACTGTTAATATGCCAAACCCTGCTAATGCAGGTCTATCAGGAGTGTCAAGTGCATCAGCTGCAAACCTATTAGTAGATAACAACAATGTATTTACTACCAACTTAATTGGAAACACGATTATATGTGATAATACTTTAGCTACTGTGACTGGTTTTATAGATCAACATACATTAGTCTTGTCTTCTGATTTGACATCCGCAGGAGGTTTTCCATATACATTATACGTGCCAACACCTAACGAAGGGTTTTCTATTTATATTCCAGGTAATCAATTTGGTAATTTACAAATATTAACTGTTGGCGGAGACATTGTTACGTTTTCTGCTGCTGGAGATCAAAATGCTAGCATGATACTTCCAGTTCAAGCATTAAGAGTTCTTGAGTCAGAAACTGCAATATCATATTTAATTGCTCTTTGGTAATATGACACATAACGATTTGAGATTATATTTATTAAACTCTTCAGCTTTTTTCTTATCACTTTCATCACAAGGTGAAACATTTTTAAGATTTGTACTTTTAATAGTATCGATAATATATACTGTTTGGAAACTAATAGATAGAAAAAACGGTAAGGATGATTAATTATTTCAAGTCATTATTAAACTCTGAAAGCCCTGATAGTTCTAAAAGATTTATAGGGATCATTAGTAGTATATCATTAATAGTAGCCATGTTTATATTTCACACGGACATACTAATACAAGCAGTAACCGCATTGGCAGGAACGGCTTTAACCGCTACTGCATTTGAAAAAATATTTAAAAAATAATGGCAGATATAAAATTGTTGGCACCAATAATAGCTAAGTGGGAAGGTGGTTATGTTAATGATCCAACAGACAAGGGTGGATCTACTAACATGGGGGTTACAATATCTACCTGGAAGCAGGTTGGATATGATAAAAACCATGATGGTCATATAGACGATGCAGATATAAAACTTCTAAACAGAGATGATTTTAAGTTTGTTCTGAAAAAATACTGGGATATATGGCAGGCAGACAAGATAAACAATCAATCTATAGCGGAAATATTGGTTGATTGGGTTTGGGGATCTGGCAAATGGGGTGTTGTAATACCTCAAAGATTGTTAGGATTAGAAGATGATGGTAAGGTCGGAGCGATAACACTTAGTCATCTTAATCAAGCAAATCAAAAAGAATTATTCACAAGTTTGTTTAATGCTAGGGTTAAATTTTTAAATGATATTGTAAAAAATAATCCAAGCCAATCAAAATTTATAAAGGGGTGGTTAAATAGACTTAATGATTTTAAATTTCATGAATAAATATATACTATTATCATTATTAATTGTTTCTTGTGGATCTAGAAAGGTTCAAAAGAGTCATATCACAGAAGACATTAAACAATTAACAGAAACAAAGACTATAGATACTTCATCTATAGCTATAAACACAGACTCAAATACAAGGATTATAGATACGTCTACAACCTCTGAAATTGAGATAACTCCTATAGACACAACAAAACCTTTTATGTACGATAATAAAGTATTTAAAAACGCTGTTTTAAGGATCAAAAAACATAAGAACAACATAAGTACTCAAACAACAGAGAAAGTGTCTGAAAAACGACATAACGCAGTCGTAACGACTGACAAGACTCAGTCTCAAACTCAGATAGAGGTTGCTCAGAAGGATACAGACAAAAAAGAAAGTATATTATCTTATTGGTGGATATTATTATTAATCGCAGCATGCTATACAGCATACAGAGTATATGACAAAAATAAGTATATATAGTCTTGATACTAATGTCAAGGGTAATGATAGATGGATAGGATCCGACGCACAGAACTATAATGCGACAAAGAATTTTAGTCCAGATAATGTTGCTGATTATTTCAATCATAATCAGGTAATAAATTCTGGAAATTCTTTAGGATACACATACCAGACTCTTGATCCTTTAGAGACTAGAAGACCTGGTACGATATCATTTATAACAGAGATAGGTCCACAAGTAAACTTCTCTGATATAAGCACATTCTTGCTTAGTAATACTAGCCTTAAAGGAAATATTGTTAGTGAGTATATAAACTTCCTTAACGGATCTAAGGTTGTCATATCTAAGGGAAGCAATACTAACTTGTTTGGATTATATAAAATAACTGGTGTTGAGGTATACCTTCCAGAGCCAAACTTTTTTAATGTTAGCCTTACATTTATAGATGGTAATGGATTCATTAAAGAAGATAATGACTATATCATATCTCTTGTACTGGATAAGTATGACCAGATTCCTACAAAAACATCAGACCTAACGAACGACGGTGAGGATGGTGTTCATCCATTTATAACGGCTCAAGATATACCGCCATCAGCAAGCACATTGCAAGATGTTGTTAATAATGGTAACGGTATATATAACTATGGAGGTTTAGGTCATGCTGATATTCAGTCAACAAACTTTTCAAACAATAGAACACTATATCTAAATAACAACTCTTATCCAACTATAAGACTTGTTGATAATGGAAATGCTTCTCATAATTTAACGATAGATCTAGATACCTTAAATCTCAACGGAACATTATATAACTGGTCAAGTATTGTTTCTGGTATGCCTCAAAACCTACAACAAGTAACTGATTTAGGTAATGCTACTACTAATAATATTGTTTTAAATAGTTATCCTGGAAAGTATACAAACTATACAGTTCAGAACACGCTTGAAGATTTAGGTTTGTTTGGAACCTTATCAAGTGATATTGATGAGGACTATAGCTCTTACTACGCTGGATATGGTTTTGGTATTAATGCATCTTTAAATACATTAAGTAAGTTCATAGGTGGCTATGAGAGTACGTTTAATTTATATTCACAAGATACTGCAAACAGTAACTATACTGGTGGTATAACATTAGACGCTACTGATGGTGCTGGATCTGGTTTTATAGAAATACAAAATAATTTACCAAGAAGTGGTAAATTAAAGGTTACAAAACTAAATAACAATATAACTCTTCAGTTTCCAAATAAACCAACTGGTGAGTATATAATAGCTACTACAGAAGATGTAGGGGTTATACCTACACTACAGCAGGTAACAGATGTAGGTAACACAACCACAACAGCTATAATACTAACAAGCGTTGATACTCAAGGTTATTTAGATTCGTATGATTTTGAATGGTCTACCAATGATGGTACTCCCTACAATTATCAACTATTTTACTATACACCGTATGTTGGACTAACTTATGAAATGTATAGTAATGATGACAATTATGGATATAATATTGGATTACGCAGTGATGGGAGTATTTTTACTTCAGATGTTTTGAATGGGTATCAAAGCTATTTATACCCTGGGCTATTAACGTTAAACTCACCAATTTCCAACGTAAATTTAGATACTCAATCCTTATCGTTTTTTAATGGATCAAATCAATCTGAATTAACATGGGAAAAACTACGTATTAATAAAGGGACTTTAAAAACAGATTTATTAACAAATGATATAACTTTAGAGTTCCCCAATAAAACAGCAGGAACTTATACTATTGCTACTACTTCTGATATACCATCATTTACACCAGCAGCTTTAACAAAAACAAATGATACAAATGTAACTCTTACTTTAGGAGGTACTCCAAGCACAGCATTGCTTCAAGGTGTATCATTAACGCTAGGATGGACTGGAACATTAGCAGATTCAAGAATAGCTAGTGCTGCTACTTGGAATGCCAAACAAAATGCGATTACTACTGGAACTACATCACAATATTTTAGAGGAGATCTTTCTTTAGCAACTTTCCCTACTATACCTACTGTTGGAACATGGGGAGCATTAAACTACCCAACATGGACCACTGGAACACCATTTGTAAAAATGACCGCTGCTGGAACATTTGCTTTAGATACTAATACATACCTTACAGGCATAACCAGTAGTCAAGTTACTACAGCTTTAGGATATACACCAGTAACAAACGCAAGAACATTAACTATTAATGGTGTTGGTTATGATCTTACAGCAGATAGAAGTTGGACTATACCTACATTTACATCTCCTCTTACAACTAAAGGA